TCATCAATAGAACTAGTTACATAGTTTTTAACATCATCTAAAGTAGTGTATTTAGTTACTCCACCTTGTACATCAGCAAATAATTCATCCCCTTGTAAGGTAGATGAAGCTGGTAATCCTGAAATTGGTAAATTAGGCATACTATTTTGTTAATGCTGTTATAAAAATTTTACTTCCATCCTCTTGTTCTAAATCAAATAAATTTTCTTGTAAAAGAAAACCTACATTCCTAATTCTTAAAAGAGGACCTTTTTTGTGTCCTTCTAACCATTTTAAATAAACATTACGTTCATACGTAAGTTCATTTATATAAAGATTATACTTTCTTACTTGTTCATTTAGAGGTAATTTTTTTACACTTGGCAATAATTTAAATTTTTGCCAAGGAATTTCATTAAAAATATCAATTTTAAATCCAAAATTTACTCCAAACATTTTTATTTAGTTTTACCCCAAGATTTACCCTTACCTGGATCCTTACATTTACTTGGTGTTGGTCTACATGATGGGTATTTTGCTCTTTTTTCTCCTTCTTTTCTACCACAGGCTTTATATTTCATTTTACCTGTTTTAGGATCTTTTCTACCTGTATTACAATCAACCCAACCACCTTCTTTACCTGAAGGGCCTTGTCTTTTAAACCATGTACGTAAAGATTCTTTTTCTTTTTCGTTTAAAGTTTGGACGTGTTCTTTTACTCCTTTCCAAATGTCTCCTTTACGACATCTAACTACAGCCCCTGATTTGTAAGCTGATGGTTTATCAAATTTGCGGTCAGCAATACGAAGACATCTGTCTCGTTTTTTCGCTTTTTCATTTAAAACGTTATGTATTGCTTCCCTAACTTTTTCCATTACCAAAATGTATTCATATTTGCACCTAAACCTAATGCACTAGCATATCTTGGTAGTCTACAAGACCAGTAAGATGGTTTAGTTCTATCATTTTTTTCAGAACATCTATGGCGTTTAGCAAATGCATTTCTTGCTTTTTTATTTCTAATTTTAGCTCTTAATCCACCTGAACCAAATGATACTTTTTTAATTCTTTTAGTTTTAGGGTCTCTTACATAAACATAATATGCTTTAGAACCACCTCTTTTAGGTTTATTTAATGGTGGGTCTTTTTTCTTTTCGTCTAATTTTTCTTCTTCAATTTCCTCTTTATTTAACATAGGTAAATCTAATGGTACAGATTCACCTTCATATATTCCAAATTCACCTAAATGTGTTTTGATTAATGCTTCATCTTCTTCACATAAATCAATTACATTTCTAGAATACATTTTTCTAGCTTCTTTAATTAAAGCTAAATGTTTATCTGAACCAATACGGTATACTGTTTCAAATAAAGGTATTTTTTTATCTATATGATATTGTAAACCTTCAGATAATAAAGATTTTACTTTACCTTCAGTAAGTAAAGGGCCTCTAGTTTTTGTTTGGCATCCACCACATCCACAGTTACAGCTCATATTATAGTCTTATTCTAGGGTTAACATTATTTAAACCGATATCTTGGAAATAAGCAGGTGAATCAAATAATTTATCTGACATTACTTCTGGTGTTCCAGATACATATACATATTCACCAGTACTTGGGCCACTACTTTGACCCATATCATGTACTAAAAAATGAGGAAATCCTTCTTCTTTAGCATAACGAATAAAGTTCATTAATCCAATATTTTTTTGAATATTATCAGAATTTGTAAAATCTGTTTGATCTAATCTATATTTTACAGCATCAGCAGGAAGAGAAGGACCGGGTTTTGCTGTAAGTAAATTAAATACATCTTGTTTAAATTGTTTTTTATCTTCAGCTTTTTCATATAACTTTTCAAGTAAATCAGGAAATTTATTTAAGCTATATTCTCTATCCCCTAAAAACATTTGGGTAAAGTTTTTATCCCCACGTTTACCATCTACTCTTTTAATACCTAGTTTGGCAAGATCATCAGCATTAACTTTATAAGCAGATGGATCTCTCCCTAATTTTGCATTATATCCTTTAATTTCAAATTCTTCATCGTCTAAAGTTAAATCACCTTTAGATTGAGCTGCTCCTACATTATTAAATAGCATAGCTAATGCTAATTCTCCCATACCTACTCCTAATTTTTTTTCATCTTGAGTAGTAAATCTTATTAAACTATCAAAAACAGCATCATCTTCAAAATTCATACCAGTACCTTTAATCTCGCTTTTTATGTTTCCTACTGGTTTTTTAGCAAATGCTTTTTGTTTATCTGAAGTTATATAATTAATAAATTTATCTCTATCTTTATCTGCTACTGAATTGAATACAGAAGCTAATTCTGTTGCATATCTATCTAAAATAATTTTATTATATCCTTTTTTTCTTAAAAGGTCTAATAGTTCTGGTTGTAATCTAGCATTCATAATCCCATTAACTATTTTTTCAAACATTTCGGGATCATCTAATTTATATTTTGCTTTGACTCTACTATCAGCTTTATTTAAAATAGATCTTAATTCTTTTTCTGTATCAAAATCATCATCAGTAATTTTTAAGTCAACTTTCATTTGATCTAATACATCATCTGAAAATAAATTTAATTGTTGTTCTAAAACATGTTCAGCAATAGAAATTAAAAATTCTTTATCCTTAGGATTACTTACATCAGGGTATCCTTTTGGAAATCTCCAACTATTGTCTCTAATTATTTTTTCAAATATATCCATTATGCTTCTGTATCAACATCTACGTTAACATCAACATCTTCTTCTGCCCCACCTTCATCTGCTCCTGCATCTGCATCTCCTTCTACTTCAGCTCCACTAGAGGGACCATACTGTAAAATTCTTGCAATTGCTTGGCATGCATATTCTTCTTCGTCTAAGTTAAGTAGATAATATTTTTTACCTTCTACTGTTGCAACCCAACTTCTAGGGCTATAAGTTAATAAGAAAGATTGACCATTCAAAAGAACGATACGGAAAGTTGTTGGCTTAGGAGCTACCCAATCGATTTTTTCTAAGAATGAATCGAATTCATGTGTTAATAAATTAACTATAATATCCTTAAGTTCAGGGAATTTTGTTAGCTCATCATAAGCAATGGCAGCATCATCTGCTTGTTTACGTTCATTATAAACTTGAAAAACAAGTGCTTTGATTTTTTCTCTTAGTTCTGCTGCTGTCATTATTTTTCATTTTGTTTTGATAAATAGGCAGCTACGGCCATTTTTCGTTTTTTATCTGCGGATTTACCTTTAAATTGTTTAGCATCTGATTTTTGAAAATCATCTATAAAATCATCTACTTTATGTTTTTTAGTAAGTTTTTCTTCTAAAGCTTTTATTTCACCACCCTTGTTATAGATGTTTGTTACTTTAGTTTTTCCTTCACCTTTATCATATGATACATTATAGGTAATAGCACCAGTCATTTCTTTGTTAACTTTAGTGATTTCACCTGGGTGTCCTAAGTATGTTACTTTATCTCCTACTTTAAATTCTTTTAAATTTTTAGATAATTTTTCTTTAACTATAGAAGCAATTTTTGCTTTTAATTCATCTATAGTACCTGATACTGGGCCTCTGTTTCTATAAAAGTCTGCTTGTGCTTTAGATTCTCTATCTAAACCGCTCATTACATGGTCAACTATATCTTTTAAACCTTCAGCTGAAATATCTACTGGGTTATAATTTCCATCTGTCATATAAGAATCTATGCCAGCTGTTCCAGATCGACCTGCTTCTCTCATTCCTGCTTTAGTAGCTTGATCTTGATCAATTCTATAACCGCTCATTCTACTTATAGAAAATTCGTCAGTATCTTTATTGTGTTGGAATATTACTGCTTGAGGAGATCTACTTCTACCTCTACTTACCATGTATCCTTCTACTCCTTCTTTTGCTGGATAGCCATCTGGTCTACGTTCTGTTATATCGTACCCTTTAGACTTGAAGTAATCAAATAATTGACCACCATCCATTGCTTCGTTTAAGTAACCTAATTGTTTAGCATACTTGTATCTTAATTTATCATCTTCATAAGGTTTATTACCAAAAGTATAATTAGGGTCTCTTCTAACTGAAATATCAATATCACTAGCAGCTTTGTCTCCAAATTTTTCTATATCGCTAAATCCTAAAGCATTTTCTTCCATGTAATCCTTTTCAGCTCTTCTTCGTTGCATGTAGTCTGTTGGTTTAGTATCATCGTCAAATTTAAGATTAGATATAACATCAGCATAATCTACAATTTTATCACTATCAACAAATTCTACTTTCCATTCTGTTTCAGGACCATGCATATGGACTACAACTGCTCTACCAGCATATGTTGCAGGTTTCATTTCGCTAGGATCCATTTCTTCACCTAACATAGCATCGATTTTAGCTACACTTTCTTCTCCATCTAAATAATGTTTAGCTTTAACTAACGCTTCTTTTGAGTTAATAATTTTAGCTTGCCACCATTGTGGAAAATCTACTTCACCACCTTTGTTATCATATTTGTCTACCATTTTATATAGCTCAGCTGCATATTTAGCTATTCTATATAAGTCTTTTTTTAACATATGTGGTTCATCATCTTGGTGACCTACATCTAAATCTTCTTGCATATAATCTTCATCCTCATCTTCATCATCATAATAAGAGTAATCATCCCATTCATCTTCCTCATCTTCCATGTCTTTTACATGCTGAATATATTTGTCACCATAATTGAATAGATCGTCTTCATTTTTAGTAAGATCATTTTCTCTTACTTTCATTTCAACGTATTGTAAAGCTATAGATGCAAGATCTTCTAATTCTTTTTTATCATAGTCCTTGCCAAAGTTATCATCTTCCCAAGCTTTAAACTTAGCTCTTATTTCTGAAGGTATACCTGAAGCATCGGTTAAAAATTCCATAGCGGGACCAGCTGTTTCAGCTCCATATCCAGACCAAAATAAATCTCCATCATTACCCCATCTGTAAATAATTCTATTTAATGCTCTAATAATTTCACCTTCTACAGTATCAGCATTACCAGAGCCGGGAACTAATTTGTCAAATAAAACAGTTATTCTTTTTTCTGTTTCACCACCAATAAATTCTTTAATAAGGTTTTCTTCTTTTAATTCTGTTTGTTCAATATTATCTTCATTACTTGTAGCAGATACTTCAGAGCCATAGTTAGCTCCACCTGAATATGATTTATTTGAATCAAAATCTAGGGCTTGTGATTTAGGGGCAGGATCGTTTACTTCTAAAGTAGTTCGAATTAATTCTTTAAGATTTTCTAAGTTCATTTTTTCAACTTTTTTCTTAGCTTGTTTAGTAGCTATACCATAAGCAACTTTTTCTGCATCTGCTCCGTACTTTTTAACTAAAGCTTGTTTGTTGTTTAACAAACCTTTTAGGGCAATTTTTCTTTGCTCTAGTTCGTTTTCCGTAAGCTTGCGTTCATTAAGCATGATTAATCAGTTCTATCACCAACTACTACTTTTCTTGTAAAGTAAGTAATTGTATTACCAATTTGATCAGCTAAAATTTCATTACCTAAAGATACAGCAGCATCCATAGCAGCCTTTAATGAATCTTGGACAATTTCTTCTTCTGGAGATAATCCTACGTCTACTTTAGCTTTAACTGCTTTCTTTTCGATTTCAATGTCATCACCTTCAGCATCAACGTTTACTTTATCTTTTACATCTACATCAACGTCAGCTTCAACATCATCCTCAACATCAACATCTACATCTTCTTCAGCTTCTTGGAGTAAAGAGATAATATCTTCTTTAATTTTAGCTTTAAGTTCAGATACTTTCATTTTAGATGAAGAAATTTCTTCAGTAACTTCTAATTCTTCACTAGCCATAGCTTTTTGCATAGATCCTACTTCAATACTGTCTAGAAAATTTTTAAATGCAGCTTTAGCTTTACTTCCGCTTTTATCAACAAAAGCTTTTAGCTTTTTAAGATCATCACCTACAGGGTCTCCAGATGTTTCAACATATTCTTGAACTTCTTTTTGAGATTCAGTGATTAATTTTTCTTCTTTAACTTCTTCTCGAAGTAAAGGGTTGTTTTTTAGATACTCTTTGTAGTTAAAATCGCCCATTATAGTATATTTTTATTTATAAATATTAGTTTCTTTTGTTACTGTTACCTCTTTTTGAACGAGTGTTATTAGTAGGTACTCTTGGTTTAGTTTCGGGTCTTGTAGTATTAGACCTTGATCGGTTGTTTATATTAGGAGGAGTGTAATATTGTCTATCTTGGTTACTACTACCTCTTCTCCCATTTATCTGTACTCGAGGTCTTTGAGGAGGAGTGGGGGTATAAACTTTAGGTCTATTGTAGTAGTTTCTATATATTCTCCATCTCCAATAAGGATCATTTAAACCATAAAACCAATTATTTCCCCAATACCATTGACTATTATAATAAAATCTCCAATCATTATAATAATTAGGTTCTACTTTTCTTCTAAATTCTTCAATAGGCATATTAATAGTATCACCTTCAGATGTTACTGCTAATACATGACTAATTTGTGGTCTTTTAGTTTGAACATAATAAGTACCACAGGAAGTAAAAGATACTAAAATTAATAATAGAATAAAATTTTTCATATCTATTAAACTAAAAAAAGCAACTTTAATCCTTACCCAGAGTCTTTGACCCCAAGATAAAGATTTAAATTCCTTAGTATTAAATATGTCTTCTAATTGTTTCATATTAACTAACATCCATAGCATCGTTATAGTCAGCTACTAAACCTTTAGCTTCTAACTTAGATACAATATCTTTTAAAACTGAGGTGTCATAGGATCTAGGGATTTCTACATCGATGCCTATGGTTTTCATCCATTCTTCAGCCTCATCTTTCCAAATTTTCTTTTTATGAGCCACATTTGCAGTGGCAGGAACATCATAAAGATAAATTCCATAAAGGCTGCCATAATCAGTATAAGTAAAATCAACACCTTTTACTTTGAAATCTATTGATTCATTAAGTCTAGATAGGTATCTTTTTTTATTCCACTCATGTAAATCAAAAGTATCCATATTATTATTTTATTATAAATATATAAAATTATTTTTTAAGACCATTTAAATATTCAATAACGTTTTCGATATTTTCATCTACACGTTTTTTGTTAATTTTGCCTCTCCATGTTTCTACATCCCCTGCTTCTGAAACATGCTGGTAATTGGTTTCGGATAGTTTATCTTCTACCCAGTTTTTAAAATCTTTAATTTTATTATCTATTTCAGAATTGATAATATTTTTTTGATATTCTTCCCATTTACCCTCTCGTTTAAGTTTGTCTTCTTTTTTTATAACACAAGTAAAACAGGTTTTATGTATAGGATAAAACTTTTTATCATTTTTATTTTTCATTACTTTTTTACATTCAGGACAAAATAAAGGCATGTTATGTGCCTTTTTAGCTTTATCTAATTTAGTAATGTTTTGTTTAATACCCTCTTTAATAGTCCAAGTACGACCATCACTTTCCCAAACATCACCTTCTTCATAATGTTTTTCAGATTTTGAAAACCCAACACTAGTTTGGGTTTTTTCTCCATATTTACCTTGAATAAGGTTTCTCATTCGCTCTACATCCTTTTTAGCGAACTCTCTATTTAAACCCTGTACTTTACTCATAAACCGAGATTTTTTAAATCGTTTATAACTTGATTAGCTGATTGGTATAATACACCTGTACCTCCTGCTCCTACCCATCTACCTATTGTATCTGCTCTATCATCAATTAAAATATCATTTTTAGTTAAATCAGGCTTAACCATATGTTTTTCTTTAGCTTGTTTGTAAAACACTTTAGGTTTACTTGGATATAATGTACCAACCTTGTCTTTAACCCACAAGCCCTTTCCAATAACACTTTGTTTTTTAACTGAGGGTGCAGTTAACATTTGATAAGGGTATTGTGAAACAAAGTCAACTAATTGTTTAGCTCCAGGCATTAATTCAATACCTCTCCAAAATGCTACTTTATGTTTTTCATCAATTAAGTCCCAAAAAGCATTTTTACCATATTTGTCAATATAATCTGGGGGTAACATCCCTGATAGATCCTTAAATCTTTTTTCAAAATTAGCTACTACACCATCCATGTCTAAATAAATGTTTGGCTCTTCTATTGTTTCATCTTCTCTAAGCATAGCTAATTCACGAGCATAAGCATTAATCCCAAATGGATCACCCTTTTTTCCTTTTCTTAGCTTAGATTCTTTTATAATACTATCAGACCATTTTCTAAATGAAATGTTTCCTGTTTCATATGCTTCTCTTTCAATTTTTTCTAAATGATCATCTTCAGATGTATTTGTAGTATTAATTCCATCTAATCTATCCTCCATGTTTTGATGAACATGAACTAATTCATGAGCATAAGAACGTAAAATATCTTTAGGATGTCTACCTAATGTATATAATACTACTGTATTATTTCCTGGGGCATAATAAGCTGTTTTACCAAAGAAATCTTTAGCATTAGCTTCTGCATTATGGACAAATTTTACTTTAGGATATGGTTTTAATTTTAAACCATCTTTTTCCATACTTTTAGTTAATGAGATAAGTAAAGGTTTAAAATCAAAAGTTTTAGGATCTAGTACTTCATTTAAAGCTTGTTTAGATATATCAACTACCCATATTTTAGGATCAATTCCATTTTTAATTAAACCTGCTACTCTAGTATTACCCGCAACTAAATCATAATCATTATCATCGAATTTAACTGCAATAGACATTTCAATTACTCCTTTTTCATATGCAGCAAGAAAACGTTGCTTTTTAGGTTCTTCTAATTTATCAAACTTTAAATCAACATTTCCTAATTTATTTTTAATAGAACTATAAGAAACTGGTTTTCCTTTTTTAGCTACTTCTATCCATTTTTGTTTACCCATTTCAACAAACTCATCATAACGTTCAGCTTCCTCCCATTCTTCACTAAAGTCAGGATTAGTATATTTTATTTGTTTATTTTCTTCCAACCCTAAACTAGCTAATTTAGTATAATATTTTGGATCCTCAGCTAAATGTTGTAAAGCAATTACTTTAGCTTTAGCTGGATCATCTGTATGTTCCATTTCAACTTTGATCCCCATTTTAAGTTCTTTGGGGTCAACGTCTTTTTCTTTAGCTGGGTGTTGGATTTCTTGAATTTTATCTGCTACTATATTATATACTTCTTCTACTTCTTCATCTGATAGTTCTTTTGGTAAAAATGGTCTTAATTTTTCCATTGAAATATCTGCAGCATTTCTAGCAGCAGTACCTGAAACCCCACCTTGTGTAACTACAGTTTCAAGCTTCATATTAGGATAATTATCTATAGCTTTAGTTCTACTGGCTATATCTTTAAAATCATCTTCATTTCCTTCTCTAGCTCCAATTACGAATAATACTTGCTCTTCAGGATGTTCTTTAGCATAATTATAAACTGCTTGGATGGGTGGTTTTGAACTTATTTGTATTTCAACACTTATAGGAAGATATTTTTTATAGATATCCCAAATTAATAATGAATCTTCAGGTGTAACCTTACCCCTTTGTTTTCCACCTATTAAAATAATAAATTTATCAATATTAGGGTTTTTCTTTAATGCTTCTTTTACAACAGCAAAGTGGCCAGAAGTGGGTGGTTTAAAACCCCCTCCATAAACTGCTACTTGCCTAATATCCTCTTCTAATAGAGGTCTTATTAATTCATCAACTAAACTCATTAAGATAAAAATTGTTTAATTTTAGATTGTGCTTCTTCTTTAGATACAGAACCATCTATAATATCTTTAGCTCCATCATCACTTAATAATGCTTGAACATCAGCATTTAATTCCGCTTTTTGTTTATCACTTCTAGCTTGTTGAGATGCTGTTTTTGGTTTAGTTCCTGTTGGTTTAAAGGGGTCAAGATATTTTTTAACTACATCTTCAACATCCTTTAACTTTTCATCTTCTAATGTATTAGCAACAGAAACAAAATTATTGCCAAATAAGTCTTTATATGCAGACCAGTTTTTAGTTACATCTAACCAAGTACGTAATACAATAGAAGGAGCTAAACTTCTATCTTCACCTCCTGATTTTTCAAATCTATCTTGGTTTTGTTTAAGTGAACGTTCTAAATCTGTATAGACATAAAGCATAAATACATCATATCCTGCTTCTTCTAATTCATCTTTTAATTCAATTGTTTTTTTAAGTGAAGCAGATGTGCCATCTAATATAAAGGATTCTTTAGCTTCAATTGTATCCGTTACATCTGCTTTAAAATCTTTAACAGCAGCAGCCATTGCTTTAGCTGCTTCACTTCTTTCTTCAGGTGTAGATTTTTTTAAATCTAAAGATACATTTGCTTGTTTTAAATTAGCAATGTATTTATTATCTACATTCATTACTTTTAATCCACCTAAATTTAAACCACTTAAAACATATCCTTTACCCGCACCTGGAGCACCTGCTAAAATAATTGCTTTAGGTTGACCTTGTGCTTCGGCTAGATAGCGCTTATAATTCCATTTATGTATATCAAAAGTATCAATCATAATATTAATTTTATTATACTGTGGGTTTACCCATTAATGTTTTTGTATATAATTTTCCTGCTATATTTCTCTTATATTTCCCATTGCCTAACCATTCAATATCTTTACCCTTAAGTACTTTACGTACTAATTCTTCATCATCAACTGGTTCTACACCTTTAGCAGAAAGAATATCTATCCACGCCCCTGATACTTCTATATAATATCCTGGCTGTTTTAATAAATCTGCTCTATAATTTACTACTCTAGATTTAGCAGGTTTAGTACCATCATGGCCAGTTGCTATAAACTTATTTCCAAATCCTTTTTGTTTATATGCTGATAAAGCATCAATTTCAGGATCATCATCTAGATCTATTACTTCATATTCAGCATCTGATTCCTTACCTGTTATTGAGTCTGGTGAAGTAAAATTAGGATGACCACCAATTGGGGCATACGCAGTAGAAATTAAATTAAAGATTTCTTCACTATAATCCTTTAACTCAGAAGCTGGAATTGTTACCCATTTATTCTTAGGTATATCTATTTCATTTAAAAGATCTACAAGTTTGATCATAATTAGGCATGTTTATTATACATATTGATAAAAACATCAAGTGGTGTTCTGTGACCCATACCCTCTACTTCATCAAATATTGCATTATTATCCCATTTTGGTCTAATATCTTTAGTGATTTCAGGATTAATAACACTATCTTCTGTACCTAAAATAATTGTACGTTTATAATCTTCATCTCCATAATGAGCCTTTATATTAATACTTCTATTATGTAAAGCAGGATTAAATAATAAAACATCTACTCCTAAATGTGAACCAATAATATCAGCAATATACCCACCCATACTAGAGCCTATAATTAAGTTAGGCATACCTAAAGTATCTATAAACTCATATAAATCTAATGTTTCATAGTTCATAGCAGGGGCATAAACCATCCCTTTTTCAGCCAGGAAAGACACTTTAGGTCCTCCTGGCTCACTTTCTAAACCATGTAAATATATTATTCTTTTCATTAAATAATTTTTATTTTATTAACTGGAATTTTGTATGTTGATCTAACTGAAAATAAGTTATAATCATATAATGTGATATATTTGTTAGTAATCTTATCAACATTCATACTTTGACCAAGTAAATAATTAGCTTTACGAACAGAATAACTTTTACCAAATCTTTCTGATACTGAATAACAATTGAATTCATAATCTTTACCATCATAGGTAAAAATAAAACTTTCTCCTTCGTTTAAACTTTTGATTTTTTTACTTAATACTGACATAACCTTTATTTTTTATCATTATTTACTTTGTAAATATACGAAGGTTATCTTGGGTAGCCAAATTTTTACACGCTTCTCTTCACAGAAGTTTTAAAAGAAGTAGTTGCTGGTTTGTGTTTTGGATTTTCTAAGTCAAATATTTTTTTAACTGACTTAAAAATTTCTAGGTTTTCTTCTTGTGTTCTAGGTGATTCATATATCTCCCAGTTTTTACCTTTTAATTTAGTTCCAGACTTGTCTTCACCTCGAGATTTAGATTTTAACCATAATACACCTACTCTATTTACTTTTTTACCAAAACATTCTTCATAACATTTGGCATAAATAGCACCCTGTAAATCATATGTAGTTTGTAAATGATTTGATGTTTTAAAGTCAATAACCCATAATTCATCATTAATTTCACAGATTAAATCTACTGTACCTGCTACTTTTAATTCATCTGAGAATAAATGGGTTTCAGTTTCAACTAATGTTGGTTTATATGTTTCCCAAAAATCAACAAAACGTAAAAACATTTTCCAAATTTCAGGATTCATTGTAGGATTGCCTCTTTCATTAAGGTAATTCATTTCATTCCCTTCAAAGTATTTTTCAATTAACTCATGTACTGCGGTTCCTTCTTCAGCGGATTTCTTTTTAATCCAATCTGCACTATATCCTACTTTTTTAAGCCAATCTTCAAAATGTTTACCTTTAGGATAACTATTTAAAACATAGGTTACAGAGGGGTAATATTCTCCATTACGTCTATAATATCTAGAATCGGGTAAAGTAATTTGTTTATGATCCTTAGATATTTCTAAAATACGGTCGTATGATTTTTTAATCATATAGCTAGTTTTTGTTCCATTAAATCATAATAGGTTAGTGGAACTGTTTTTTGTATTAGTTTAGTGAAATTCTTGAAACCCATCTCACTTGGGTCCTTATCTTGTAAATCAACAAGATAGACTTCCTTGTTTTCTGCTAATAACATTTCACAAAAGCGTAAGGCTTGTTTAATTGCATCCCTATCTAATGCAATATAAATTTTATCTACTTTAGAAGAAATAACTTTCTTCATTAAGTTATTTTGAATATTTTTTCCTAATAAAGGTATTGCATTTCTTTTTATAGCAATAGCATCAAATAATCCTTCACATAATATAATAGGAACATTCCAATTAATTAAATGTTCATTTGGGATTATATCTCTAGATACTGAAGGATTTCTATATTTAATGTATGGGTCTTTTTCAAAAGAACGGGCTGTAAAATAATTTAATCTACCATCTTCATCATAAGTTGGGATTATAATCATATTATTGTATAAACCACTTTTACAATAACCTATATTATACTTTAAAATATCGTATTTACTTATATGTCTTTTTTTCAAATATGCTATCGCGTGTTTGGCTGAGATATCGCTTAAATCACCGGAAGATAAGTTAATATATTCATCTGGTAATGAGATAGTGGTAGTAACTTGGGTTTCTTTAATAGATTTAGAAGTTTTAACTAATGAAGATAATTCACTAAGTTTTCCAGCTTCTACTTTAAGTTGTTTAAATAAATTATATATAGTAGTTCCTCTAACATCACAAGCCCAACAGTGCCAAGGGTTTTTTCCTTCTCTATTTTCTGTTAGATTAACCTCAAGTTTAGGTTTATGGTGATTGCAAAAAGGACAATGGTAAGCATAATTGTTTCTAGCTGTTGCCTTACCACTACCTAATACAGAATTAACTAATGTAACTAATAACTGATTAACCATTTTTAAATTGGTTTAGTCTTGAATATAAATCTAAGCCTGTTAAATTTTGTTTAAAACTCCCATCATACCATGTTGAGTAATTGAATGAACCTTCTTCAGTAATCAAATTAATTTTAGGATATGTTTTATATCTCATAGAAAACCACTCATTTGCTTTTTCATTTGCCATACTCCAAAAGTCATTTTCGTTTGGGACAAATTTAGGTCTATTTAAATAATGGAGCATTATAATATCAATAGTTTCATCTATAAAATTTTTGTAATGGTTATTTTGTAACTCTATATCTCCTCCCTCTAATATATTATATATTTGGCCTGCAACTCTAACTGTAGTATTTAAAGAAGTAGCTTCTAAAGGTTCTAAAAAGAATGATGAATTCCCATTATAAGATACATTTTCAGTAAAATTAATTTTTCTATAATAATTTTCAAAATTTAAATGATTCTCAATATCTCTTACTAAATTATATTCTTTTAAAATCTCTTCTGTTTCAGTTCGAATTTCAGAAAAACTAGAACATTCTTTGTTATATAAATAACCTACTGAACATCTATTTTGTAAAGGGATTAAAAATACCCATCCATGAGTTTTTGCAACACATAAAGTTTTATTGAATCTAGGTTTATCCCAAGAACAGTTTGATAAATAAACACTATTTACAGGTATAGGGGTTTCAACATAATCATCTTGATTCATTTTACCTGTACAATCTATAATATAACTGTTTAGCTCTTCATGTTTTACTCTTTTTTCTATAATATTAACCTTATTTTTTAAATAAGCTGTTATATAATTTTGGAGTTTGTTAGCATTAAGATGAAGAGCCATTTGTCCTAACCCAAACCAATGTGTAAAATTATTTTTACCCCAATTTAATTTTTCAATTCCTTGTTTATAATGAGCATCAAACATAGAAAGATCATCATAATTCAAATTTAGTTTTTCGGATAAAAATCTAGGAAGGACTAAATCTGTTCCTTCACCTACAGATAAGGGAGGGATTGAGGAATCATAATACCAATCAATATCATATCCTAAGTTATAAAAATTTAAAGCAGTTATACAACCAGCAGTACCTTTTCCTATAATTGAGACTTTTTTAGACATAACGTAGTATAATATATAAAATTACTTTGATTCAGGCACGAGATCTTCAAATTCAATATCTGTTAAATCTCTAGTATAAAATTTACCTAAAATATTATCATTAAAGAATTCATCTGGTTTTTCTAGTACTTGATAAAGCATTTGGTATTTTACTTCAAAATAAGTTAATGATTTTTTATCAGGACATAATCTTAGAATAGTGCGCTCAAATTCATCTTTTTTCCCTTCAAGTAATAATTGTTTTATGTCCTTTTGGGAACCATAATAATTAATCCAATCAGATTCTTTAACTACTAATCTATAGGCAGGACGACGACCAACTACACCTTGTAGTTTTTCTAATTCTCGTTTTCCAATCTTTTGTTTTTTATTATGGAATAATACCTTTTTCCCAATATAAGACTTCCCTGAAGGTTTATGGGTAACTATATAAACAAAACCAAATGTATTTTCTGGAAATTGAGTAATGTCTCCTATTTTGTGTGTTTTATAGGTCCAACTCATATAATTAAGTTTAATTAAACAAAGTTTAATGTAACGTGGCTATACATATAATACTTAATTTAAATGTAATATTTTTGTGAAGACACATTATTATTAGAATGAATACTAAACTCTATTCCTTCAATATCTTTGGAAGTTGTACCAAAAGATGTAACATTATGTTGAATTATGTTCATGTATTCATCAGGTATATTGGACATTTGACTTAATTTAAACCACAATTTTTCTGATTCTTTTCTTTGTCCTATATACCAACTTGTAAAAGCTTTTTGAAAAGTTAACATAAAATCACCAGGATATCCTATATCATATGGTAAAGGAGTTTGATTAATATGTTGTAAACCTAAACAAGCATACATATAAGCAGGTTTCCATTCTTGTTTTTTACTATGATCTATACTTAAAAAATAATAAGCTTCTGGTCTAGTAGGGAGATAAGCAATAGCAGTAGCTAATTGGTCTCTTTCCCACATTGGTCTTCTTTTTTGTTTATGTAATTGCTTCCAGGTTTTTAATACACAACAATAGGCCATTTCAGGGTCGGTTTCATGAAGCATTTCTGCGGTTCTTAAAAAGAAAGATAACGCAGCTGCCCCATGACCTATTTTTTCATATTCTTCTCCTAATTTAGCATTAATATAAGGATCCAAAGGATTATTTATATAATCATGTAGGTATGTTTGTAATTTATCCATTTAACATATAATCTTTAGCATATAAAACTTTTTGGTCTAAATTTGCTGTAATATTTTTATTATAATCTTTAATATATTTTTTATTTACCCACCAATCTTCATAGGGGCTATTTCTATCTGGGGAAATATTTGATGCTATCATTATATATCCTTTACTTAAAAGTAATGCCCTAGATTTACCCCTCCATTCTTCATTATTGTCTGTATAGTAATCGTGTTCATAAGTAATTACACCAAAATCTAATGTATCAAACGGTATTTTTTCTAATGTTTTAAATGTATTAAAAGCAGGGTCAATATCTAATTGCAAATAATCTATATAACGAGATAAACCATTTTTTTGGCATAGATTAATATAGTCAATTTGAGTAGCATCTAATAATAAGCATTTATCTTTTGGACGTTCAAACTTCCAAGCAGTTATTAAACTTGGATCAAAATCAATAGAAACTCCTTTCCATCCTAATTGAGATAATAATGCTGTATTATTACCATAGAATGGTCTTCCTGCACCTATTTCTAGGTAAGTACCATCTTTTTTACCATTAAAACAAGATAAAACAAATAAATCTTGATAACATTGAGAATAGTTTTGTTCTATATCTTCTAATCCTGAAAATTTGTATTTAAAATTGTTATAATCTTGTTTAGTATAAATTAAGGGTTCATGCCATGTTGTTTTTTCTTTTTTTATAGGACTTTCTCCTTCCCATTTTAATTTATCCAACAAATTAATTGGCATTTTTAAGGCATAAGCTGCATTATCTTGATACCCATATGTTATAATAAAATTATCATCTTTAATAGCTAGACCACAATTAAATTCAATTTGAGCAGCCATAAACTTAAAAGGTTTAGATAAATGGATTAAATTCCAATCTTTATCCCAAATAATAAATCTATGATAATATTGAGCATCTTTTTTAAATCCATGATGATGGAAGAATTTACATTCATGTGTAATACAAATTCTATAATCACCAAAAGGAATTACAGGAGAACTTCCTCTTAACCCTAAAGGTAAATCTATTTTGTCATCTTTTTTAATAGCAACTTCACTAGAAACCATGTTTAAAGTTCCTTTAGTTACAGTTTCGGTTGATTTATCTTCAAGATTAACTTTTACTATTTCTATAGGATTTGCCCATCTAATAAAGTGGTAAGGCATATCTAAAATAGGCATCCAATTTTTTTCAAGATAAGTATTCTCAGGGGGTTTAATTCTATCTCTAGTTTTTTCGAAACAAAAATTGTCATTCCATTCTATTTCACAGAGTTCCATTCTTCCTTCTCCGTTTTCCTTTACATCTCTTCTTACACCGCAAGTATAAAATTTATTATCCCATCTAAAAATACGAGCATCTTCTAAACCATGAAATTCCCAAACAGGAGGAATATCATATTTTTTTGTATCTATTTTTTGTGGGGAAAGTACTTCTAAAGTATCAGGATCAAGTTTACATAAGTAATTACCTGTTTTTAATGAAATATCATCTTCAGGATTTAAATAAGATAAACACCCCCATTTACAATAAAATTTTTGATCAAATTCAGAATGATATAAACTATAATGTACATGTCTAATATTAGCTAGAATATCTCCATTGTCATCTATAAAAATAGAAACATTACATAAACCTGTACCATCTGTTAGTTCAGAAGGTATTAATAATGGGGTGATAGTACCTCCATTGTTTATAACCAATTTCGCTAAATTATCAATCATATTATTTATAATGACTTCCTCCTAACCATATTACGAAAGATTTTCTAACCCCCCTAGTAACAGGTGTAACTCTATGCATCATAAATGAAGGAAATAGGAAAACCAAACCTGCTTCTCTTTTGGCTTGTGTAAAAGGTCCTTCCATACTTCCACCCATAAACAATTCTAAATTCCCTCCTTCATATTCATCAGGTTCAGATAATTGAACTGTAATTGAAATTTTTCTTTTAGATAACATACCTGGACCAATATCAGCATGCCAATCATAATGTCCATTATCGGTAGCATAATATTCGGTATATTGAATTTGTTCAGGGATAGTATTTAATTCAAAATTCCATAAAGCAATATTAGCTTGAACTGCATAATTGGATAATTTTTCATATAGCCAATACCATTGATCATTTTGAGGAACCCACTTTATCTTTGATGATCTTACTTCTTTACTACCCCCAACAGTTTCTCCATCTTGGTAGGGAAGAGTAGACACATTTTGTTCTATTTTATCTAGTTCTTCTTTTGAAAAACCTTTAGTAAAATAGTAATAATTTTGTAAATCTACTTCTTGTTGATCAAAATTATAACTTGTATACATAATTATTTACTTAATATTTTAAATACTTTTTCTCTATTAAAAATTAAAATTGGGTCCCCCCAAGGATTTAAACTTAATTCTTCAGTTAAATTAACTCCTCTTTCGCATGTAAGGGTATAAGAAGATAAAGGTGGATTTGCCACTATATTTTTATGTAGTTTATACCCAAAAACATTTTTATTAGTTCCTATCCAACATACATTAGATTTTTTTCTTAAACAAGCAGCTAAATGTTGAGAAAAACTATCTATTAGTAAAGTTTTATTAGCCATTTGTAATAAAATAGCTATATGCCTTATATTTTCAGTTGCAGGGATTACATTTTCTAATTGTGTTTGTCCTTTAGACATTATTTGATATACTGTATGTGTATCTTTATATAGGTTTACTATATCTTGAGCTAAAGTGGGGGGTATGTCTCTTACCCAATTATAGGGGATTTCTTCATTTACCCCACCACCAAAAGGATGGATTACAAAAATAGGTTTGTCTGAAGAGTAAAGGGATTTGGATTTTTCTATTTCGGATTTATCTAAATATATTTCAGGCATTTCTCCATTATAATCTAAATCACATATATTAGCCCATGATTCATATACAGATTCATCTTGAAGAAGGTGACCTTGAGTATTATAAGGTTCTTGTGCAAAAACTCTTACATTTTTTCCTAAAATAAAATTTTTCCAAACTATATCTAATTGGTCAAAGTTATAAATTAAATTAGTATTTGGATTATTTTTAAATATTAAAGGGTGAGAACAAACTACTACAATATTGCTATTAGGGTATCTTTGTCTAAGTAGTTTAAGTAAAACAGTTGATATAATATTTTTACCTATTCCTCCTTTTACATAAAATATAATATTAGGATGTGGGCTTAATCCTTGCATAAAACTATTTATTTACAATAATGTACAAAAAAAACAATTAATATTCAAATAATTTTAAAAATTAAATGTTAAGGATTCCAACCTCCTCCACTAGCAGTAACTAGTACACTTTTATTTGATCCATAAGATGTTCCTACAGAATTTGTAGCATAAGCTCTAACATAATATGTAGTACCATTAGGTCCTACTAAAAGAGCACCTGTATCTTGAGAAGCAGAATATAACCCAGTAGTCCCACTAACAGATTTATTAAAAACATTACTTGAGGTAGTTGGGTTAGTGGAAGTACTTCCAACGAAACCTCTTGCTGTAATACTAGCACCCCCATCACTTGTTACATTACCACCCATATCTATTTCGTCATTTGTACTATCAAAAGTAACAGTTCCTGTAGTTACAGTAGGAGCAGAAGAAGCTGCTGTAGCTGATGAATAAAGCCAATTTATATATAAGAAACTAGTTCCTCCATAAGTACTATTATAATAGAAATTAGTGGCATTTACGGTAGTAGCTACGGTTCCTGAAGTACTATTAATTCTCCAACCTGCAAAAGAATATCCACTTGACATAGTAGCAGCAACTCCTACATAATTTTGCACATTAGAAAGGCTTGTATTATTATACATATAAGTTGTAGATGCATCAGAAGTGGAAAAGGGACTAGTATAACGAACACCTGATGTTCCGGTTAAACCCTTGCTTAAATTTACACCAAAGTTTCTATCATTATTTCTATAAGAACCTGCATTATAATTACATGATAAACCTGCATAGCTACTTTTAACTCTTGGGATTGATGCTAAAAAAGTATATACAGCACATTGCATACAAAAACTATGAGTACAAAATAAACACATACAAGAACATGCTCTATATTTTACCCCAAACATACCAAAATCACTTTGTGGGGTTGTACCAGTATTTGTATTCCCTCCTAAATATATGTTATTATTCCCAAATGAACCAAAGTATACCATACTCTAAAAAAATTTAAATATCTTGAACATTGGCTTCTCCAAAAATATTAATATAATAATTTTTTACTTCATTATATGCATATTCATAAACGCTACCTGTTATTTGATTTAAGTCAATTCTTGATTTTGTAACTTCTTGACTTGAACTATGAAGTGTTTCTAATGATTCAGTTCTTTGAACTGTAATTTCATTTCCATCATCATCATAATCTAAATAATCTACTAATTGATTATCATAAGAACTAGAATAAGTAATAACTTCTACAACTTCACTACTAGTTAAATTAAATTGTAAAAAATTAGGATTCCAAGTAAAACTTCCATTAGTAAGTGGTCCTGGGATAAAACCACTTGCATCACTTTCAACATAATCTTCTTGATATGTTGGAAACATAACTGATGCTGCCTCTTGTGAGGTGTAAGTTCCTACATTGCAACGTAAATGACCTAATGATTTTTCTACATGATAGAAATCAATTCTAGTATAGAAATTTTCATGTGTATTTCCTAATCCATCTGTGATAGATCCTGTAATGTTTAATGCCATTTTATTTATTTTCTATTAATTGTTTTAATTCTTTAATTGCTTGGATTAATACTGCTACTAATTTTTCATATCTAACAGCTTTATATCCATTATCTCTAGTAGCTACTATTTCTGGGAATAGTGCTTCTACTTCTTGTGCTATTACTCCAATATCAGCTCCTTCATTTTCATGGATTCCATCTTTAGCAATCCAATCAAAGTGGATACCATTTAATTGTGTAATTTTATCTAAAGCGTTTTCAATTGTTCTTCTATTATCTTTTAATCTAATATCTGAAGAATAGTATGCAATTACATCATTAGTAGCTCTTAAGAGACCTGTTGTACCTGGTGCTGCTGTTCCTAAACCTAATGAGTTTAATTGAACGTTAGATGAAGTACTATATTGTGTACCTGTTGTACCTTGAGGTCCAGTTGGTCCTACGTTTCCTTGAGGTCCTACGTTTCCTTGTGCCCCAGTAGCACCTTTTACACCTTGTGGTCCAATTGGTCCAACGTTACCTTGGGCACCTGTTGTACCTTGTGGTCCAGTTGGTCCTACAGGTCCTACGTTACCTTGAGCTCCAACTTCTCCTTTTTGTCCTTTTGGACCTACGTTTCCTTGAGCACCTGTTGTACCTTGTGGTCCAATTGGTCCAACGTTACCTTGGGCACCTGTTGTACCTTGTGGTCCAGTTGGTCCTACGTTACCTTGAGCACCTTTAACACCTTGAGGACCTACGTTACCTTGGGCTCCAGTAGTACCTTGTGGACCTGTTGGTCCTACATTTCCTTGAGCTCCTGTTTGTCCTTTTTGTCCTTTAACACCTTGTGGACCAGTTGCTCCTTGTGGACCTACGTTACCTTGAGGACCTATAGCTCCTGTTGCTCCCTGTGGTCCTGTTGGCCCTACGTTTCCTTGAGCACCTGTTGCACCTTTTTGTCCTTTTACACCTTGTGGTCCAGTTGGTCCTACAGGTCCTACGGGTCCTACGTTTCCTTGGGCTCCAGTTGTACCTTGTGGTCCAGTTGGTCCTACGTTACCTTGAGCACCTGTTTGTCCTTTTTGTCCTTTTACACCTTGTGGTCCAGTTGGTCCTACAGGTCCTACGTTTCCTTGAGCACCTGTGGTACCTTGAGCACCTATGGTACCTTGAGCACCTGTAGGTCCTACATTTCCTTGGGCTCCAGTAGCACCTTTAACACCTTGAGGACCTACGTTACCTTGGGCTCCAGTAGTACCTTGTGGACCTGTTGGTCCTACATTTCCTTGAGCTCCTGTTTGTCCTTTTTGTCCTTTAACACCTTGTGGACCAGTTGCACCTGTTGTTCCTTGTGGTCCTATATTACCTTGAGGTCCTGTTCCACCAGTTGCACCTTGTGAACCAGTATTACCTTGAGGACCTACTGCTCCAGTAGCACCTTTAACACCTTGTGGTCCTGTTGGTCCTACGGGTCCTATAGGTCCTACATTACCTTGAGCTCCAGTTGCACCTTTTTCTCCAGTTGTTCCTTGTGAACCTACATTACCTTGTGGACCTACATTTCCTTGGGCTCCAGTAGCACCTTTAACACCTTGAGGACCTACGTTACCTTGGGCTCCAGTAGTACCTTGTGGACCTGTTGGTCCTACATTACCTTGAGGACCAGTTGCTCCAGTATCACCTTTAACACCTTGAGGTCCAGTTGCACCAGTTGTACCTTGTGAACCAGTAGCACCCTTAGCACCAGTTGCACCTTGTGGCCCAATTGGTCCAGTTGCACCTGTATCACCTTTTTGTCCTTTATCTCCTCTATCACCTGTAGTAACAAACGAACAGATAACATCTTCATTATTTGTATGAGGGTTAGTATCTGATGAAGCTACAACTGTTACGTTTAATGTCCACCAACCTGTATTATTTGTTAGATCGGATATAGCAAAAAGAATAAAATTTTCTGGATCTATTCTATTAGGAATATTAATATGTCCTTTTATAGCTGAAGTAACATTATCTATACTTGTTAAGAAGCTATCAATACTATTTGAATTATCGTCTGTAGAATCTATATAAATTTCAGTAGCTGAACTTTGGGTAACATTATTTAATCTAACCCTTCCAGTTCCAGGATCTGCTGCTGTAGTACCTGTATCAAATGTATAATCAAATGAAGCACCACCAAATGTACCATCTGTACCTTGAGAACCTATTTCTCCTTTTTGTCCTTTTGTACCTGTTGCACCTTGTGCACCTACATTACCTTGAGGACCTACGTTTCCTTGGGCACCTGTTGCACCTTTAACACCTTGGGGTCCAACATTACCTTGTGGACCAGTTGCTCCTTGTGTACCATCTGTACCTTGAGTACCAGTTGGTCCTACATTTCCTTGAGGTCCAGTTGCACCAGTTGCACCTTGTGAACCAGTATCACCTTTAACACCTTGAGGACCTACGTTACCTTGAGGACCTACATTACCTTGAGGACCTGTAGCTCCAGTAGCACCTTTTTCTCCATCTGTACCTTGTGATCCTGTAGATCCTGTATCACCCTTTGCTCCAATTGCTCCTTGTGGTCCTGTTGGTCCAATTGCACCTTTATCTCCTTGTGGTCCTACATTACCTTGTGGACCTACGTTTCCTGTAGTACCTTGAGGTCCAATATTACCTTGTGGGCCAGTTGCACCTGTATCTCCTTTTTCTCCTTGAGGACCAGTTGTACCCTGTGAACCAGTTGCACCTGTTTCTCCTTTAACACCTTGTGGGCCTACATTACCTTGAGGGCCAGTTGCACCTGTATCTCCTTTTTCTCCTTGAGGACCAGTTATACCTTGTGGGCCTACATTACCTTGAGGGCCAGTTGCACCTGTATCTCCTTTTTCTCCTTGAGGACCAATTGCACCTGTTGTTCCTTGTGAACCTGTATCTCCAGTATCTCCTGTTATACCTTGTGTACCTATATTACCTTGTGGACCTGTAGCACCTTGTGCACCTACATTACCTTGTGGACCTGTTGGTCCAATTGCACCTTTATCTCCTTGTGCACCATCTGTACCTTGAGTACCAATTATTCCTTGAGCACCATCTGTTCCTTGTGTACCAGTTGCACCTGTATCTCCTTTTTGTCCAGTTGCACCTTGTGCTCCAGTTGCACCTTGTGCTCCTAAATCTCCTATAATTTCTATAGCACCAAAAGTTTCATCTCCATTTCCTACATTATTCCAACCACTTTTATCTATATGAATAATTCCTAATTCTTTCCAAGTAGTATTATCTGTAAGACTAACAACATAGAAACTGTCAAAATATTGTTGATTAGCTCTAGCTCTAAATGTAAAAATAGAACCTGTTGGATTGGTTGAATCTACAAGTGTATCTAAAATAGGACCAACTCCTAATCCATCTGCATCTGTATTACTGATATAAACTTCAGATGCTGCTGCAGGGTCGGTAGCGTTAAATCTAAAATTACCTGAACCTGGGTCTGCTGATGCTGTAGATGTGGAATAATTCCAAGCTGCTCCAAATGTAGAAACACCTTCTGTTCCTTGAGTTCCAGTATCTCCTTTTTGTCCAGTTGCACCTTGAGCTCCAGTATCTCCTTTTTCTCCGTCTGTTCCTTGTGATCCAGTTGCTCCAGTATCTCCTTTGTCACCAGTAGCTCCCTTAATACCATCTGTACCTTGAGAACCAATAGTTCCTTGTGAACCTACATTACCTTGAGCTCCCGTTTCTCCTTGAACTCCAATATCTCCTTTATCACCTGTTATACCTTGTGAACCAATTTCTCCTTTTTGTCCTTTTGTACCATCTGTACCTTGAGTACCAGTATCACCTTGTGCACCTGTATCACCTTTATCTCCTGTTATACCTTGTGCACCTGTATCTCCAGTTATGCCTTGAGCTCCAGTATCACCTTTATCACCTTGTGCACCAGTATCTCCTTTATCACCTGTGTCACCTTTATCACCAGTTACACCTTGAGCTCCTGTAGTACCTTGTAAACTTAAGTCTGTTCTATATGTAACATATCCATTTGTATCAGATACTAATACTCTAGTTTGTGTACTTCCTTCTTGAATATTTGATATAGTTAAATTACCTCCTATAAGTGTTCTTGAAGCTTCAATATTACTAGCTGAAACTAAACTTTGATCAGTTAATGATAAGTCATGACCAATAAATCCTCCAGCAACTTCTAGTTGTCCTTCAGGATACCATCTAATTTTGTCTTGATCATCAACCCATAAAGAAGATGAAGTACTCCCTGAGGAAACAAATGGGATCGAGTACGATAAGTTTGGTACTGATCCTGATCCTGTGGGAACTACATTATATGATTCTGCTGATAAATTTGCTAATTCAGCATCACTACCCGAAACAATTACTTTTTTCCAATTAGGCATAGTACTTAAGTTTATTATGGTTGGTTACACATTGTGCCCACTTCCGTTAACGGCCAATAATATAGTTATAAATATGAAAATAATTTCTTTAGTTAAAGAAATCAAACAATTTTAATTAAGTAGGGCAAGAAACAGAAAATAAATCCCAAGCAGTACCCCCATTAGGACCATCTATAATAATAGTAAAAGTAGTTGGTAATTCTGTATTTTTATAAAAACATAAATCTACATTACCATCAGTTGAATAAGAATTAGCTGCTGGGATATTTGGTAAAACACCTATTTGATTACCATGATTTCCTGTTGGAGTACCATTTCCTCTAGTATTTGATAAATTATAAGGAGGAAAATCTTGATCTGAATAACTTACTGCTTCACTGTTACCTTGTATAAAAGTTTGTTGTTGATTATCAAAATCATATCGAGTTAAAGAAGTAACATTTGAAATAGAGGCTGTATAACTATCATAATTTGCTTTAGATGCTAAACCATCTCCTACAAATAAAGAATCAGCTACTGTAGAACCACTCCATACTAATCTAAATCTATCAGGTACATTTTGAGCATTAAAAGAAGCAGTAACAGGACCAATTGCATTTCCTAAAACAATAGCTTCAGCATAATATATACCTGCTCCTCCACCAAAAGAAATACTTCCAGCATTGCAAGGAATTAATGCAGGTGGATATAAAGAACGCTGCATTACCCTAAAGAAATTGATATTACTCATTTTTTAAACTGTCGATTTGTTTTTGTTGTTCCTTAATTGCTTCAATTAATAAAGGAATTATTTTTTCATACCTGACAGCTTTGAATCCACTTTCTCTTGTTGTTACAACTTCAGGTAATACCTTTTCTATTTCTTGTGCAATAACCCCTACATCATGGCCTTCATTACCATGTAAATATACTTTTTCTTCTTCAGTTAATGGTTTCCAATCAAATTCTACACCATTAATTTTCATTACTTTATCTAAAGAACCTGCTATAGGTGTAATATTATCTTTAAAGTTTATATCTGAGGTAGAATATGCTACAACATCATTTGTAAAATCACCTCTACCTACTGTAGTTGATAAAGAAGCAGTTTGCCCAACTGTTAATGAACCAGTAAATATTGTATCTCTATTTGCTGTAAAGGTAGTATCTGAGAATGTAAAATCTGCAGATCCTGTAATGCCTCCATTTCCTCCTAATACTCCAATTCTAGTATCTCCATCACCACTAATTAAAGCACCTCCTGTAGGTCCTGTATCACCTTTATCTCCAGTTGTACCTTGAGTTCCATCCGTACCCTGGGCTCCATCTGTACCTTGTGTTCCTGTTCCATCTGTACCTTGTGCACCGTCTGCTCCTTGAACACCTAAACCTGCACTACCTTGTGCACCTTTTTCACCATCTGTACCTTGAGTACCTGTACCAGTAGCACCTTGTGCACCTTTTTCACCAGCTGCACCTTGAACAGTTAGACCAGCTGCACCTTGAGCCCCTTTTGATCCATCAGCTCCATCAGCATATAATTGTACTTGAACACTTTCTCCATTACTAAAGGTTCCATCAACCTCAATACTTAAAGCTCCAAAAGTAAATAAAGCTCTAGTAGCATTAATTGTATTAAGTGAAGCATCGCTAATTGTAATAACATCTGAGTCACCTCCAAATATTAAAAATCTATTTACACTTGCAAATATATTATTATGGCCAAAACCATCATAATCTGTTAATGCTATAGACATTGAAGTAGCAGATGCAATGGTAGTATTATTAAATCTTACTTGACCTTGAGAACCGCCCATATCTGTACTAGTACTATATTGATAGGTTAATCCGGCTTGTTCTCCTTGATCACCTTTAGCACCAGTTGTACCTTGAGGAGCAGCAGCACCTCCTGTACCTTGGGAACCAATAAATCCTTTATCACCTTGTGCACCAGGGCCACCTTTTTCTCCTGCTCCTCCTTTATCACCTTGTGTTCCTTGAGTACCAACAAGACCTTTAGGACCTGTAGTACCTTGAGCTCCTGTAGCACCTTGTGCACCAGTATCACTTGAATCTCCGTATCCTAAACTCCAATAATAGTTAGTACCATCATAATAAACACCTAATAAATCTTTAGATCCTGCAGCTGCTGAAGCAGTATATGGAACACCTGATCCTATGAATACTGAATCTCCACCTAAATTAACATTTAATTTTCTTCCTCCTGTTGCGTCTTGTTTAACAATTAAAACACCAGTATCGCCCGTTGTCCATCCATCTACTGCTAATGTTCTATCCCCTCCTAATGTAACTGAAGCATTAGAACCACTAGTTATATTCCAAGTAATAGTAGCACCATCAGTTAGGGTTTGCTGATCAATCTGCATGTTACCTTGAAGGTGAAGAGTACCAGAAGTACCTTGTGTGTTGCTTTCTATAAAAGTTAAACCTGTTCCTCCATCAAGTACCCCTGAGCTATTATATTGGATAGAAGTATTTGATCCGCCAGGTGTTGAACCTCCTCCACCACCGTAAGAACCAGTATAATAAAATCTACCATCATCAGGATCCCATACTACTACATTAGAGTTTCCAATTCCTTGTTGTAAATCTATTTGTGTAGCAGATAAAGAACCAGAAATTCTTACACTACCTGAGATATCAAAATTACCCTTAGATGCACTTGTAATTAATGTGATATTACCTGTATCTGGTTTATAATTTAAACTTCCTACACTGTTCCCAACGCCCCCTGCTTTATAATCTACTAAATGAAAAATATTAGCATTATTACTTCCAGAAATATTACTATTAAATTCAAGAGACATTGCATGAAATATCCCACTAGTAAAGTTATTTCCACCAATTTTTACTGCTGATAATGAAGTATAATTAGAAGGAACACTTTTAACAACAAAAGCACTATAAATACCTGAGCTTCCAGTTACAATAAAACTACCTGAAGTTAAAATTGCATAATTACCATCATAAGTAAATTTAGCAGAACCAGATATTGCACTAGTTCCTGTAGCTGTTAAAATATTATTATCAATATTACCTTGAATTAAAGCAGCATCTACACCTGTAGTACCTTGAGCTCCTTGTTCCCCTTTTTGTCCAGGTCCTCCTTTATCACCTGCAGTACCTTGTGCACCATCACCACCTTTTTCTCCTGCTCCTCCTTTAGCTCCTGCTGTTCCTTGGGCACCATCAGTTCCTTGTGCTCCTGTTTCTCCTTTTTCTCCAGCAGTTCCTTGTGCTCCATCTGTACCTTGGGCACCATCAGTTCCTTGTGCTCCATCTGTACCTTGGGCACCATCAGTTCCTTGTGCTCCATCTGTACCTTGAGTACCATCAGTTCCTTGTGCTCCAATAGTACCTTTTTCTCCAGCAGTACCTTTTTCTCCAACTGTACCTTGAGCACCATCAGTTCCTTGTGCACCTGTAGCACCTTTATCTCCTACACCCCCAGGTTCACCTTTTGTACCTGTAGTACCTTGTGAACCTCTATCACCTACTGTTGAAAATGATACTATAACGTCTTCGTTATTTGAAAATGGTGATCCTGATGGTCCTGAGTTTGTAATATCTATAGTCCACCAACCATTATTATTTGTTAAATCTGATATAGCGAATAACAAAAATTGAGAAGAATCTAATCTATTAGCTATTCTCATGTATCCTTTAACAGCAGAAGTTACTGCATCAATACTTTGTAAAAAGGAATCTATATTATTACTATCATCATCATTACGAGAAATATAAGCGTCAGTAGCTGATGATTGTGGTGGTACACCACCTGATACATCTAATCTTACTTTACCTGTACCTGGGTCAGTAGATGATGTTGATATGTCGTAAGTATAATCAAAAGTAGCTCCACCAAAGTTACCATCAGCACCTTGGGTTCCTGTATCTCCTTTATCTCCAGTTATACCTTGGGCTCCTTTTACACCATCTATACCTTGTGCCCCATCTGTTCCTTGTGTTCCATCTGTTCCTTGAGTTCCATCCGTACCTTGGATTCCATCTGTTCCTTGAGTTCCATCTGTACCTTGTGTCCCATCTGTTCCTTGTGCTCCTTTATCACCTTGAGCACCTTTATCTCCATCTGTTCCTTGAGTTCCATCTGTTCCTTGAGTTCCATCTGTTCCTTGAGTTCCATCTGTACCTTGTGTCCCATCTGTTCCTTGTGCTCCTTTATCACCTATAGTACCTTGTGAACCATCATCACCTTTATCTCCAGTTATACCTTGTGAACCTCGGTCTCCTTTAACTCCAATATCTCCTTTATCACCTTGATCCCCTGTAATGCCTTGAGCGCCTTGTGCACCTTTTTCTCCACCCGCACCTTGAGTACCATCTGCACCTTGGGTACCATTTACACCTTGTGGACCTATAGTACCTTGTGAACCTTGTTCTCCTTTATCACCTATAGTGCCTTGAGCACCTATTTCTCCTTTTTGTCCTTTTTCACCAATTTCACCTTTTTCACCTTTAATACCAATAGCACCTTGGACACCTACCCCACCTTTTTCTCCTTGTTCTCCTTTTTCTCCATCTGTTCCCTGTGTGCCATCTGTTCCTTGAGTACCTATTGTTCCTTGAGAACCATCACTACCTTTATCTCCTTGGGTACCTTGTGATCCATCAACTCCTTGAGGACCTCCTGCACCTTGGGCTCCTGTAGTACCTTGTGTACCTATGTTGCCTTTTTCACCAGTTATACCTTGTGATCCATTATTTCCTTTAGCACCATTTTCACCTTTTTCTCCTTTACTACCTGCAGTACCTTGTGTACCATCTGTACCTTGGGTACCATCCGTACCCTGTGAACCTGTATCACCTTTATCTCCAGTTGTACCTTGAGTTCCATCCGTACCTTGAGTTCCATCCGTACCTTGTGAACCTATTGTTCCTTGTGAACCTATTTCTCCTTTATCACCTATTGTACCTTGAGTACCAATTTCTCCTTTTTGTCCTTTATCACCTTGAGCTCCTTTGTCCCCATCTGTTCCTTGTGAACCAGTACCACCTTTATCACCAATAGTACCTTGTGTACCATCTGTTCCTTGGGTACCATTAGTACCTTGAGCGCCTACTTCACCTTTTTGACCTTTATCTCCTCTATCACCTACTGTTGTAAATGATACTAAAATATCTTCTTGATCTGAAAAAGGTGTTGCTGAAGAACTAGCTTGGATTCCTATATCTAAAGTCCACCATCCAGTATTATCTGTTAAATCAGTAATTTCAAATAGTAAAAATTGAGTAGAATCTAATTTATTAGAAATTCTAACATGACCTTTAATTGCTGATGTTACCGCATCAATCGATTGCATAAATGAATCAATTGAATTGGCATTATCATCTGTAGAATCTATATATGATGCAATTGAATTTGCTTGGGTAGTATTAGCTAATCCTAAATATCCTGTACCGGAATCTACAGCTGCTGTTGAAGAAGTAAATGTATAATCAAATGAAGCACCACCAAAAGAACCTTCAGTACCTTGAGAACCAGTTTCACCTTTAACACCATCTGTACCTTGAGAACCTACTTCTCCCTTTTGTCCTTTTTCACCTATAGGACCTATATCTCCTTTATCTCCTTTATCTCCTACAGGACCAGCACCACCAGTAGTACCTTGTGGACCTAAATCTCCGATAGTACCTTGAGCTCCTCCTGTACCTTGAGCTCCCGTTTCTCCTTTTACACCTGTAATACCTTGGGAACCATCTACACCTTGTGGACCATCTGCACCTTGTGGACCATCTGCACCTTGTGCACCAGCGGGTATACCAGTTAATCCACTTCCATCACCTTCAAATGAACCTGAAAAAGATCCACTAAATTGTGATGCTGAAATAATAGATGCTGATATATTATAATTATCATCATGCCCATCTAGGACTATTTTTTTCCACTGTGCCATATTAAGTTATATGGTTATAAATATTTATTCTTCATTCTTAGGTGAAGAGATATCTTTTTCTATTTGTTTTGAAATTTCGCGATCTTCTATTTGTTTAATTTCTTCATTTAGTTTAATTTGTAAGGTGCCTATAAAAAGAGCATCTACACCCCCTATTTGAATAAAATCAAGGCCTCTTCTTAAAGCTTTTACTTCTCTTAAAGATAACCCTTCAATAGAATATAACTCATCCATAATATATTTTTTTATTTAGTAGAATTTAAATATAACTGTTGAAGTTTCAAAGTAACATTAAATAATATTTCTACTTCTTTTCCTTCAAATTTATGATCATGTATTATTTTTAATAAAAACATGATTTCTTCCGAAGATAAAGAAGGCAAACCCTTAGGGTTTGCCTCTTTTTTTATCTCATCTTGAATTAATATTTGACCAGCTTTAAAACCCATTGAATTTATCTTTTATGATAAATATTATGAGTAGATATAAATATCTCCTGAAGCTGAAACAAACATATTACCTGCTTTAGTGTATTTAGCAACAACACCTGAAGCTGAGTCTCCACCTGAACCAACTACTACAGTAGACATAAACGCATCTGGTACGTAAGCTTCTGTAGATGAATCAAATGATCCTGTTACTCCCCATCTTAATGTTGCAGCATCGTATGCGAATGCTTCACCATTAGTGGCACTATCTTGTTGTACTACAATACCACCATCTCCAGTAGCAGTTGAACCAGATGCTAATCTAATAAATCTATCAGCTACATCTAAATCTTCTCTGTGTTGGAATGAAGCAGTACCTGCTACTACTAAGTTTCCTTGAAGGTTTGTATCACCACCTACTGTAAGTCCTGAAGTAATAGTTACTGAATCTGGTAAACCAACTGTTACAGTTCCACCTGCACCAAGTGTAATTGAACCACCTGATACTTCAATTTCGTTTGCAGTACCTTGAACAGTTAAGCTAGTGTTACCTTGAACAGCCGTGTTAGCACTTGAACCGTAATCTACAGCGATTGTTGGGTTTGAACCTTCACCTGAGTTTGAACCAATTGTTACACCAGTTCCACTTCCAAGTGCCGCTACATAATCACCAGTTGTTTGAGTTCCTAATGCTACTGCATTATCAGCAATTTCAACACCAGTAATACTAGAAGCTGAAATATGAACTGAACCTATAATTGCATCTGCTGCGATTGAAGCTGAAGTAACAGCTCCTGCTGCGATCATAGCATTTGAAATACCACCTGCTTTAACTCTTAAGCTATCAGTTGAGATTTCGATTGATGAATCATCAACATTAACTGCTAATGCAGTACCTCCACCACCTGATAAACCATCACCAGCTACTGAAGTTGCAATTTGAGTTGCTGTAATTCCAGCATCTGATACTTTAACTCCACCTGCTCCTACTGTTAATGTAGAACCATCTGCTTGTACTGCGAATGTTGCTGTTGCAGAACCATCATAAGGACCACCTGTTAAACCATTACCTGATGTTAAATCTGGTAAATCAGTTGTTCCTACAAATGAACCAGTAAAGCTACCAGTAAATCCAGTTAAGCTTAATTGTGATACTGTGTTACCTAATTCTACAGCAGTGCTACCGAAAGTAATACTATTATTGCTTAATGCTGAATTAGGAATACCTGATAAGTTAGCTTCAGAAACACTAATACCTCCTGCACCAACGGTGATTGTAGAATCTGCTGCTTCAACAACAAACGCTCCTCCAGAAGTTGTAATACCATTTCCAGCTAAAGAACCAGAATCAACAGAAACAGTTACTCCAGCTGAACTACCGTCGTAACTAAAATCTATGATACCCGCACCATCGGTTAACGGGTTAGCGTTAGACGCTACTACTCCTGTAAGATTTGAACCATCTCCAATAAAAGATCCAGTAAATGATCCTGTTAAGGATACATCACTCGCATCTGCTATAAGATAGCCCGCATCGTTGTTTAATTGTGATATCGCGGAGCCCGATACTACAATCTTTTTCCATGTTGCCATTGGTCTTTAATTTAATAATTATTATACATTAATAAATATGCAACCCTAATTTAATATTATATTAATCTACTCCTAAATAAGCAGATTCTGTTGTAAAATATAATCCTCCTAATATTGCGCTTGGTTCACCATCTCCTCCTTCTCTTGCTCGGAATACTGCTACACCCGTGTTATCAATTTGGAATAAACTTTGTGTAGGAGCAGTTGCATTTTTAATTAAGAAGTTTTCACTTGAATTGATTAATGCTTCAACACTACCGGTAACACCTAAGCTACCTGTAATTTCTGCTGAACCTGTAAATGGGAAACCTGCACCACTACTACCTGAAGTTAATAGAGCTACTGTTGATGCTACTACATTTTGATATGCTGCTAATCCTAATCCTTGACCCCCACCTGATAAATCATTTGCACCTGCTACAGTCATAAAACTTCCAGATATTTCCGAAAGTAGTAAATATGTTTGGTTATACGTTAAAGAATACCCTGTAGGTTCCTTAAAAGCTGGTACTGTATCACTAGCTGTAGCATAAAAACTAATTTGTGAAGAATTGTCTCTATTAGTTACTCTAGTAATAGTATATTGGGCGTATTTCCCTGCTAAACCTGTTCCAGCACTAGCCGTAGCTTCAAGTTGGCCAATAATACCCCAAGGAAAATCTCCTGCTTGAAACTCAGCATCTTCACTACCAGTTACATCTCTAAAATCAGCTGGAGGGTTATTTGTACTCCCACCTACTTTTGAAAATGAAGCTGTAGCTACATAGATCCATCCTGCAGGTAAAGTTATAAATGTTAGTTGATTAGTTGCACTAGCATCTGCTGTTCCATCTAATGTTATAACTTTAGTGCCTGAGTTGTAATTTGTAATTTTTGTAGGAGAACTAAATTCTCCAGAAGATCTTAAATACATTCCAGCTTCAATAGATCCAGAACCTAAATATCCGGCTACATCATCTATTACAGTAGCGGTGTTTTGACCGCTTGTGTAATCAACTCTAACTCTTAAAAATGAATTTGCAACGTTTGAAGATGTAGTATATACTTGGGCGCTACTTAGGCCTATAGAAGCAAAATTTAAAGTTGGGTTAGCCATAGCTTATATTGTATTTAAAGTTTATAATTTTACACTCAGAATAATTGGTGTACCGTTATCAATTCCGGTTACATTTATTCTATTTATATTACTTCCCAAATTATATTGGAAAGCAGCTGTTAAACCACCTGAGGTTCCTGTTCCATCTGCACTAATAGCGGCTCCTACTACTGGTATAATTTGTTGTTTATCGCTAAATCCATTACCATTAGATAAACTACTAGGAACATCTATTGTCATGTTTGAAGCTTGTTCATTTGCATATAATTGAATTGCATTAACTCTAATATTTCCTACAGTTGGGGCAGTTAATACAATTGCAGTAACATCACCACTAGTTTGAGTTACTGTTGCTTCAACTGCAGGTATATAAGCACCTGCTGTACCGCTTGTACCACCTGAATCTGCTACTGTTACATCAAAAGCATTTGTTGAAACGTTTGAAACGGCTAAGTAAGAATAATCTTCACTCATGTTTCTAATTATTACATAATCCCCATTAGATAAACCATGGGCAGTAGATGTTATTGATAAAGTAGTTGATGATCTACTCCAAGATAAACCTTGGTATAAATTACCTGTAGAGGTAAGGTGTACTTCATAATCTGATCCTCCTGCAGCTGCTTGATAAGAAATTTCATTATTAAATCCTGTTCCAGCTGCTGTACCTGCAGGTCCTGTTGGACCAGTAGCACCTTTTTCTCCTACAGTACCTTGTGTACCTGTGCCTGTAATACCTTGGGCACCATCTGCACCTTGTGGACCTGTTGGACCATTTGGGCCTTGTGATCCTGCTGCGCCTGTATCTCCTTTATCTCCTTGAGCACCAGTTGTACCTTGAGTACCTATTCCAGTTGCACCTTGAGAACCAGTATCACCTTTATCTCCTGCAGTACCTGTAGCTCCTTGTGTACCGGCTCCAGTTGCACCTTGTGGACCTGTAGTACCATCTGTACCTTGTGTACCATCAGCACCTTGTGTACCTACTCCTGTAGTACCTTGAGCTCCATTTGTTCCTTGTGCTCCTACATCTCCTTTAGCTCCTGTTTCTCCTTTAGATCCTGCTTCACCTTTATCCCCAGTAGCTCCTTGAGTACCTGCTCCAGTTGCACCTTGTGGGCCTGTGGTACCATCTGTACCTTGTGTACCATCAGCACCTTGTGTACCTGCTCCAGTTTCACCTTTAACACCATCTGTACCTTGAGTACCGTTAGCACCTTGTGCTCCATTTGTTCCTGTAGCACCTTGTGAACCTGTATCACCTTGAACTCCTGTGGCACCTTTTTCTCCTGCTGAACCTTGAGTACCTAGATTACCTTTTTCACCAGCAGCACCTTTATCACCATTACTACCAGCAGTACCTTGTGAACCATCATTTCCTGTTTCACCTTGTTGACCTTTTTCTCCATTAGCACCTTGAGCACCTGAAGCACCCTTTTCACCTGCAGCACCTTTTTCCCCAGTTGTACCTTGTGAACCATTTGAACCATTTGCACCCGTTGCGCCTTGAGGACCAGTTGTACCAGTAGCACCTTGGGAAGCTGTTGCTCCTTGAGGTCCTGCGGTACCATCTGTTCCTTGAGCACCTGTTGCTCCTTGTGAACCTACAGAAGAACTACCGGAATATAATCTTCCGTCTGAGTCAATTAATACGGCTCCATATGAGGAATCTGTTTTATTTTCGGCTACGTTTTTTAAAATAACAGAGCCTGTTTGTAAAAAGGATCCTGTTAAAGTAAGTGATCCTGATATGGTAATATCATATGCATCCGCACCAGTAAAAGCATCTACAGACTGGGAAACCTGTAATGCTTCAATAGTTTGTCCGGTTGCTATACCATTATTTGATAAAGTATTTGCCATGGTCTAAGGTATATTTTGTTATAAATATATTATTTTTTATTGTCTGTCAATGTTTATTAAAATAGTTGTATCAGTAGTTCTAGAAGTAGGTAAAGGTTGAGCTAATTTACCAACTGCTAATAACTCCTGATCTTCATTATACAATCCTACTGTTGATACATAGGGAGAGAAATATGATCCTGTTACATAATCATATACAACCCCTGCATTAGAACCTGATTTAATAACGGTAGGATTTAATGTATAATTAAATTCGTTTTCTGCAATAGTACATTTGTATTGCGTCTCATAAATAGTAAAAGAAGAACTAAAAGAGCATGTTATATTTGAGCTAGTTACAAAATTTTCAACATGATTATTCCCAACTGTTCTACCTCCATAAAAACCAGCTCCATATTCATCTTCACCATAAGAACCACTTTCACCTGTTCCTTCTTTTCTAGTACCTCCTGTAAAAACAATTATACCGTGTTCGTAAATAACATTACCAACATTTATATAATCATGTTCTGTAGTATTTGGAGTTAGCATTTGTAATCTTCCTTCTCCATCGTCTATATAACTACCACTATCTGTGATTATTTTTAAACTGTTAGGCATTATATAATCACCAAATAAATTTCTAGGAATTGATAATACCCCTATTTTAGGAGAAAATACTTGTTGTCCATAAACATCTTCTCCATAAGCTGCTTCTCCATAAGCTGCTAAAGGTACTAATGCTGTATAAGAGCTAGTTGGAAAATATTTTTGCGGTAATAAATCTGTTTGTTCAAAATTATAATAAAAATTTGAACCCATTCTAGCAGTTACAGTCCCATCAGGATTTACTGATTGGGTATTTGCAATCTGTACATTACCATTACTACTAGAAATATAATTTGAGTAATATAATTGTTGGCTAGAATAGTATATAGAAGATTGTGAATAAGGAGTTAAATACCCAGTAGATGATCCTGTTGAGAATTTAGCTCCTAAATATCTGTCAATACCAACATTAGATGCAGTTAAAGCATTACCTTCAAAAGAAAATCCCTTAGTTACCTCTAAAGGAGATACAATAATATCTTGTGAATTTAGTGTTTTGAACGCCGCCATCCATTCTTAGAAATCTAATTTTACTCTAATAAGAGCTTCTTTTGTAAAGTTTTTCAATAAAGGTCTTGATAATTTAGCTGTTGCTAATAATTCATTACCATCATTATATAAACCTACTGTTGTAATATATGATTGAGGATTATTAATAAAATAATTATAAATTACTTCACCTGTTGACCCTGAAATATATGATGGATTTTCAGAATAATTAAATTCGCTATTTCTTGCTCTAACAAACACATAATCAGAAGTAATTGTTTCTTCTGAGTTTAATTTGAATGAAGATCCAGATTGAATAGTTCCTAATAGTTTTAATGGGTTATTACCATTTGTATTAGTTGTAGTTGTTGTTCCTAAATTTAAACCTTCAACACTATTTAAATCTAATGCATCTCCATTTAAGATAATAGTTCCAATATCTGGTAAGAATAAACCATAAGAACCACTATCTGTAGTGTATCCATTTCCTCCTGATCCGGAATTATATGATAGACCATCTGAACCACTAACTACTTGGTATGCTCTTTGTGTACCATAATATGTTGGAACTGTTACCATACCTGAATTATCAGTTAAATATAATGTATTATCCCCAGTACCTATAGAACCACTTAAAATTAAGTTCATTGAACCTGGAAATAATGATTCTTTATATGCTGCTCTTTCAATACTCAACACGTAAATAGAGCTTCCAGAAACACCACCAAATACAAATCCTGAGTTTTCATCTTCTAAAACTAATGTTCTATATTGACCATAAATTGTAGATGCAGGTGAAACACCTGGGGCTGCTGTTTGGTTATATGCTAATGCTCCTCCACCATTTTCATTTCCATATGCGATTTCAAATTGAGCTGCTGCAGCACTGCCTGTTGGGTTTTGGTCAAAAACAGTTACATAGTATCTACCTGAGTTACCATTAACCTGATTTGATTGGGTGTAAAATTGTGTTAAGGTTGGGCTATTAGTAGTCCAGCAAGTCGAAGTTTGTGCCTGTGCACTTACTACAAAATCGTCTGCTTCTAATCTATTAAATGACATATTTCTTTATTTACGTTGTTGATTTAGTTATTGTTATAGGGACAGTAATTCTAGCTCCACTATCTAACCCTGTAAATGTTAAAGTACTTAATAGTGTACTATTTGAACCAAATAATGTATTTACAGTAGTAGCTCTTAATGTAAATTGAGTACCTACAATTGTAGATGATACATTAGTTCCAATTGTTTGTGTTGCTGTCGCATTAGCAGAAGTAGCTGATGTTGTATTAATACCTGTTGCTTCAAATGTATTTAATAATCTTACATCAGCGATTGTACAGCTATAACCTGCTGTTTCAAATACTTGGTCATTACCTAAATAATTTAATGTTTGAGGTGTAATTGCTAATGTAGCACCTTGTTGTAGTGTAACGGCATCATATCCTACATTTAATATAGGTAATTTAGCTGTACCTCTTGGTAATGTTGCAAGTTTATATTTCATTATTTGTGATTCTTCTGGGAATGCTTCTAATAAAGGCATTCCATCAATAGCTTCACCATAAAAAGCAGAACCTGAGGGATGTGAAGGATTATATAATGTATAATCAATTTCATCATCAGATAAAGCAAATTGAGTAATTCTAAAAGAACCATCGTTAGCCGCTAGTAACTCTCTTCCTTTAGTTGTTAAAATAGCGTCAATTGTTATTACTGAATTGTTTAAATATCCCATTTTGTTATTTTTATATAAATATTGTTATATGTTATAAATATGTTACTCTATAAGTTTCTTATCCCTTAAGTCTTTTATTACTTCATCTGTATTAAGTTCTATATCTCCTGTTGGATATTCTGGGAAGAAGAAACCATTTGGTGTATTATCTTTTTTAGTTAATGGTAAAATCGTAGTTACATATGATGTAGATCCTGATGAAGTTGAACTCATGGATTGAGTATAAAACGCCCCATTCCCAGGTTCTGGAGTTACCTCTCCAATCCCATCTTGGTCAGAAGAAAAAGTTGTAATAGCATCTGTTAAATTGTTGTTTACTTGAGTTTGGACTACTTTTAAATTACCATAAGGAAATAAATTATCTAATATTACAGTATTAGGTGAATATCTATATCTTCTAATTAAGAAAAAGTCCATATTTACTGAAGGATCAACTTCTCCATCTAATGTTAAAGTTAATAAATTTTCATTTTCAAGTGGTTCAGGTGCCTCTATTTCTATAATTTTATAAGTTAAAGCTTCACTATTTTCAAACCTAATTTCATCATTTACTTGAAGTTCCCATTCTATATTATATTGTGGGATCTCTGTATCTGTAGGTTCAAGTCCACCTGGGAATCTTAAATTATTTGAAGCAGTATATGGTAGATACCCCATTATATAACCATTACCATAGGCATCATTCCCGTTTTCTGCTATTAATTGAATTTTATCACGTGTTTCATATTGTCCTCCAAAAGCAGATCCTGAAAATACCCAGTAAGGGGCATTAAGTGCACCATCTTGTTCAGAAGAAGCAGCTCTATCTCCTTGTAAGGCAATGTTTATATAAGGACCACTATACGCTCTTGCAGGACAAGGTCTACTATCAAATTGTGCTGCTGTTAATACTGGGTTCCAGTAATTTCTTGCAGCATCGACACTTTCAGGATTATAATATTGATCAGCTTGTACTCTATAATATACACCACCATTTAATATTTCATTTGTTTCTATATTAAATATAAATGAAGCATATAGAGCAGATTGAATTTGTCTTCCTAATTGAGTAGTAGCCGATCTTAAAGCTTGAGGGTTTATTTGGAAATGGTATTCTGTATTATTATTCCTAAATCCTGCATTGTTGGATCCAAAAATATTAATTAAATCTAAATCTAATTCTGCTCCTCCTGAGAAGAATAGTCTTAATATTGGTCTGGTTACTTGTGACATAGTAACAAGATTCCAACCTCCAGTACCACTACTACTTTTATATACTCTTAATTTAATATATCCTACATCTGTTCTATTATAATCAGAGCTATCGTTCCACCCACCTGCATCAGTTCTATATTCAAAAGGTGGAGTTGTAGGAAATTCCGTTCTCATTCTAATTCTCCAGTTATCTGATAAATCACTAGAGGGAGTTCCAAATCCTTGTACTATATCTTTAGTAAAGAAGATATAACCTTGTTTATTTGATTGAGTAGATGCATCATATGGAGGATTAGTAACAGGGGTGAATTCTGATATAATTGATGATGAAGCTTCATTTGAGCCATAAGTACCAGCATCTCCATATCTGGAGCCAGTAGAAAATGAAAAATATCCACTTTGAGATGCCCCAGCAAAAACATTATTCATGGTAATGTTTTTAACAACATCATTTGCAGAGGATCTACTAGATTTATTTTGGGCAGAATAACTTCTTCCATTAGCAGTCATAGATTGTTGGAGGAAGGATGCAGTAAAGTTACTTATTACCTCTGGATTCCCCCCTAATGGGACAAATTGACTAAATCCATCAGCAGAAGTTTGAGACCACAATACACCAACTGGTTCTTTAGCTACTTCATATATTGAATTTAAACCATTTAAGCTATCATATTGAGATGAACCACTAATTTGATTTACACCTAATCTTCCTAAATCACCTGCTGTCCAACTTCCTTGTACATCAAATGCTGTATATGGTGATAATATAGGTTGTAATGCATCCCCAGCAGCATTAATTAAATATTTTAAGTTTAATTGTACTTTATTATTTACTACTGGATAAGGATCTAACACCTGATCAGCATATGCAAAATATCCTGTTAAATAATCAATTACTGGTAGATTACCATACCCATTTTTTAATAATTCAATACTATTTACCTTTGAAGCTTCAGTTTCACTACCTAAATATCTAGGATTAATTTGTGCTAATTGAGTATAATATGATTCTGGTACTGTAGCTTTTGAAGCTGAACCAGATAATATTAACTGAAAATTGGTTGGCATGTAAGCACCTGTAGTATAATCTACATTTTGGATAAATTTATTTGTTCTTTCTCCAACCACATTATTAATTAAAGGTTGACAATCTGGAGTATTACTTAAACCTAAAGTATTGTCAAATGCATTTTCTATAAATGTAGGTACTCTACCATCACCCTCTATACTTTGAGTTGGTGTGTTAAATTCTAAGTAATATTCTGATACTACTAATGAACTTTCAATTGTTTTTAAAGGTTGAGAGGATGTTACTGCTAATGATATTTGTAAACAATCTTTAATTCTAATAGATTGAGATGGAATTAAATAACTCATAGTAATAGCTAAACCATTAACATGAATATTTTCATCCATAAACATAGATTCAGTAACAAAATCTCCTGTTACACCAAAAGGTCTAGATGGATAACTACCAGTATAAATTCTTAATGAAGCAGTAGGCCAAGTTGGTCCATCTCCTGCTTCACCTTCCCCATAATCATCTGTTCCATAATCTGCAGTACCATATTTTGCGCCATCAGGATCACTACCTGTCCATGCTGTTAAGAACATTGAGGCTGTTACTTGAACATCATTTTGTGGTAATTGATTAAAAATATATAAACCATCTAAACTAGAAGATAAGGAAGCGGAATATGAAATATATACATCGCTTACTCTAGTAGCAAAAATATTAGATGGGGTAGTTCCTGGGGTATCAGGGGAAGTAATAGTAACATTACAAGTAGATGAAAAAGTTTGACCATTACTTTGTGTTAATACTGTAGGAGCGGTAATTCCTGAAGCTGAGATTGTTCCTACTAATGCGCTTATGTATGATCTATACCCTGCAGGAACAACTTGAAATTTTGAATCAAAACTACCCCCAGATCCTGTAAAATATACTGTTACATCTTGTCCATTTGTAAATTGATTTTCAATTAAATATTGAGCATAATATCCATAATCTGCATATAAACCAAATTGAGTGGATCCAGAAGCTGGGGTTCCATTTAATCCTGCTTGTCCAAAGAGACTACTTGTATAGCTATATGTTCCTTCATAAAGTTTTACATTAGATAAATTAGGTAATAGATTTAAAAAAGCTCCTTGTGATTGTAAAAACCCTCCAAGACCTCTAGGATAATCATTTAAAGAATAAGATACAGGTAAATTATTTTGGAATAATTGGAATCCTAATGATGCTGTAGGTTCTGATAGATTAACTTTCCAATATTGGTTAGGTGAAGTTCCTTTTAATTCTATATTATCAATATCATAAAAAACGTAATTGGATGCGCTTATAAATCTTATTTGTCCACCTTCTTTTCCATTTTCATAAGATGAAGATAAATTTGTAAATTCAGGATCATTAATTTGTTCGGTAGCTATAAAAGCAGCTGTTGCTAGCTCTACATCTGAGTTGTTTAAAGCAACTTTATTTGATCCAGGGTTTGCATCTGATGTGCTAGTATTAAATGACCATCCTGAATAAAAGTTGTAATCAAAATTTTCTTGGTATAAGAAAAATTGAGCTCCATATGCAGGAGGAGAGGATAAGGTATGGTATTTAGTATAGACCCAAGGGTGAATACCTCTACTATCATTTTCTACAGAAAAAGAACCACTAACTCTTTGAACATTAATAGTTGCATTAGTATTTCCTATAATATCTAATTGTTTTTCAAGAAAAACGCCCGGAATATCTTGGCCTACATTACCATTATCTGCATTAGTATTAATTGGGTATCCTTCGGGTAGCCAAGGAAAAGCAGGTATACCAGATCCTGTTTCCGTTACAATATATGCTTTATAAGGTCTATGTAAATGTGGGTTATATCTATAAGTTGGTCCATCCCCTCCTTGTCCAGCGTTAAATCCTCTATATACCCATAATTCTTGATCTGATCTTAAAGGGATTTCTGTTGTATCATTTCCATTTTGTACTACATAAGAAGAATTAAGCCCTAAAGCAGAAATTTTAGACAAATATACCCCTCCAACTGGTGGTGTTGGCATTTTAGGGGTATTGATCAAATTATTCATACCAACTTTATTAGTAGATCCTGAAACCACAATTTGGTTTGTATCTTCTTTAAAGTAATATTTAATATTTGGTTCTTGTGCTTCAGCCATGTCTTATATAAATATTTATTTTAAGGAAGTGCTGGTGGGATACCTCCACCACCTCCTCCTGTACCACCATCATAATAGTATTGTCTAATTTGACAATAGAAATTATTAGCTGGGTTATTAGTATTTGTTATATATACTCTTGCTTCTCTATCTACTAAATTTCCACCTGCAATCCCTGCATTTGCTACATTAATATAAACTGTATAATCTCCTGTACCCGAGGTAGTAGATGGAATAACCCATCCATTACCATCAGTATATTGAATACTTAATGTCCATTCAACATTATTATTTGTACAATCAATTTGAAGGGGAATGGATGTATTTCCTGTAGCATTGAAACTTGTCATTCCAGGAGAACAAGTTATTAATAAAGTACCTCCAGGTGGTATTACTACAATTGGGGAAATGAGTAAGCCTGCATCTACAGGGGTTGGGGTTGAAGCTGTTATAAACCTCATACCTAAATCTACTACTGAGGCTGTAAAAGACCCTGTAAATAGTTGTAAAGAAGAAGAAAAAGTTCCTCCTGCAAGTGAGCTTGCACTTAAAGCCATAATTGTAGCTGCAGGTGCATTAGTAAACCAGGGTGTTTGACTTGCAGTATAAGGTGACCAACCATCATTATCTTGTTCTACTGATCCTGTATTAAAGTTTCCTAGTACATCTGTGCTAAACCCACTACCTGTTTCTACTCTATAAACTGTACCATCGGCATTAGTTTGAAAGTAGTTTGATTTACCCCAACCTCTAAAGAAAGATTCTGTTGGAAAATCAGGTGATCTATCTGTTGGAGGAAAATAACCTTGTGGAATAGAGGCACTAATTCCTATTGTTGGTAATACAGTTGGGTCTTCTCCTGATGCTGTTGCATAATAAGCATAAATACCGCTTGCACTAAATGATAAATCATAAAATGCAGTATCATATGAAGTAACAGCATCTGAAGATGGTTCCTGATTAACAATTATTAATGTTGCATTTTCAGTAAATGGGTTATTATCATCTTGTACTGAAACATTTGATATATACCATGTTTGGAATCCTTGGATTAAGTTTCCTTCATAATCTTGAGCACCTGTCAAATAAAGTGTTAGATACGAAGAATCTGTTATAAAGGGTAAAATTGAAACTCCATTAGTATCAACATTAGATATTTTAATGTATTCAATTTTTGGATTTGGTACTGTGTTATCATACCACAACCAAACATTACCTGCTAATGGTAAATTTTCTTCACTTAAGAATGTTTCTTCATCAAATTGTGTTTGATTAAACCATTGTATTCTAAAGAAATAATCTATAATATCGTTTTGCCCAAAAAAAGCAGAACATACATCTTTAGCCCCTACTTGAATAGCATCTCCAAATTCACCATTATAAAATTCCCTTTGGTCATATCTTCTATATGTTACTGGGGGTAATGAATTTGAACTACTATGTTGTGTTTGATATGCAGGAGTAATACCTAAACCAGGTACTATTGATTCACTCCAAGCTTGTTGATAATCTGGATATTGTGCGAATAATGCAGATGCAGATACAGAAGCAGCTGTTTCTCCACTATATGGTTCTCCTGCTATTTCAAAACATATATTCCATATACTTTCATCTGTAAGATTTTGGGCTCCAAGAACAGGAACACTACTTAAACTGTTGTCTGTTACTGTTAAGTAAAATTGATACTGATGGGTAAAATCACCATAAGGGGCATTTTGATAAACCTCATCTCCTGCTCCATAACCACCAAAAAATACAGCTCTATCAATTCTCCAAGTCATATAACTTCCATCTGGGTTTGAAGAATCTTGAGCTGTAATATAATTAATTTGATTAGCGGATGATGCTGAAACATATGCCATTAAAGCAGCATTGTTTTGTAAATCTCCTCCTACTACATTAATACTCATAGTATTAGTAGAATTTGAAGCATCTATATTAGTAAGTAACCAAGTTCCAGATTCTGTATTAGGTAATAATACTTCTGTAGATGAAGTATAACTATATTTGTACATACAAATTTCTGTATTTGATGCGCTTATAGGAGCAGCATAAATACTATTATATGGTTCAAATACTCCTCCAGTTCCGCCGCTAAATACTTCAATTGAAGAACCACTAATAGTAGAATATTGTGGGTAAGAACTTGAAGCAAGTGCATCTTGACCTGATCCAGGGGTTAAACCTGCATAAGCAGTTACATTTTTATTAGAATTAGGTACTTGATAATCTCTTGCAAAGGATTTAACTGAACCTGAATATATAGGTTCACTATAAGACATTGAAGGGGGAGCTTGTCTATTTCTTTCTAATAGATTCTGTTTTACCACTACACCTGAAGATAAACTAGTGCGAGCAGGTGTAAAATCATCAATCATCTTAAATAGTGAGTTATCTAAGAATTTAATTAATCTTATAAAATCATTTACATCATAGTTTTTAATATATTTTGTAAAATAAGCATCCCTTAAAGCATCTAATTGCGGGTATGTAACCCCAGATTCACTTATTTGTCTTGGGTCCCCAATATAATCACCTAAATTAAAAGCACCAATTTGGGCTATAATATCATCATTAACCTGATCTGTAGGTGAGAATGCTACTTCTAAGTAATTTATACTTGGACTACTTCCACTTGGAAAAGTTTCTTGTTGAATTGATCTATATGGGGATAAAGTAGAACCTGTTGGTAATACTTCTTGATCAATTTTAATTTTATCAGAAATTCTATTCTTAATACCACCTGGTACTTGATTTAAATAGATACTTTCTGTATTTTGTATCCAAGATCCTGTTAAGTAAAATCCACTAGTACCATCTACAAATGAAGAGGTTAATGCCCAAGATCCTGTTACTTTAGGGTGGATTGAAGTTCTACTTCCTGTGTCTAAAGTTGTACCTAAATCTGCTCTAAATACTAAATCATCAGGTGTAGAGTTAATTGTATTACCTTGGGTTGAATATGGGTTAACTACATAATCATAAAATAAACTTTCACTTAAAGGAATATCCCAATATCTTACTTCTTGTAAGGCGCCCGTTAATGGATGATGATCTATACCATCTATACTTAAAGCACTTGCACTTGGTAAACTTGATGTTGATGTTGTTTTCCAATATTGAGTTGTAGCCCCTACAAAAGCGGATTGTGAGAATCCTATGTTTTCTCCTATTCTATTAGCTGCGTATAAAGATGCTGTATTATTTACATCATAATCAATAGTAGCCATTATTGACCACCAATCACCATTAAAGAAAGGAGCATCTATACTAGCAGTAACTGAAGTATCTACAGTACCATCAGGATATAGTTTTAAAGTACCGTAAGCATTACTTTCACTAGGTATAGAACCTGAATATGAACCACTAGTTAATCCTGATCCGGTATATTCTAATGTTATAAAACATCTGTTAGCATCCCCTACCCAAACATTATAGTAAGCAGAAGATGTAGGTACACCGGGTGTTTTAAATCTAAATTGTAATGATCTTGGTGCTGTGTTTACATTTTGAAAATCACTATTAATTATAAAGGAAGAAGTAATTCTTGATTCAACCCCATCTAAGTGTAAAGCATAATTAAATACATTTTCACTATAGTCCCAATCTCTAAAATTATTTCTATCTTTACCCCCAAATTCATTAACTCTTAAAATAGTACTAGGAATACCATAAGAAGTAATTAAGGCTCTAATCCCAGATAATGTACCTTTAGTTTTAAGTAAATAAGGTAAATTATGGTAAATACGTTTATATAAACGCTTATTAGCATTGTCTAATGGGATTATGTCATCCGACCCAGATATTTGAGTATCTACATATTCAAACCCAGAAGGTGCGGGGTAACTGCTAGTAATAGCTGGTAAAGGGAATGTACTTCCTGAAGGGGTTAAACCTAAGAAAGCAGCATATAAATCATTAGTATTAAAATTATTAGAATATAATTTAACACCAAAGTCTCTAATAGCGTCTGCTACTAAATCTTTAGAAATACCATAATCTAGACGGTTGTCAGCATTAAATCTTGTAGTAATATTTTTAATATATTGCCAACTATTATCATATTGTTGGGCAACCATATCAACAAATAAAATATACTTTTGATTTGCAGAATCATCTCTTAAATATTCTGGAATAGAATAATATAAATAGTTTTGGTTATTTATGTCATAATTTGAAGCTGAAAGAGCTTGACCACCATAATAAGCATTATTAGGGTCAGCACTACCTAACCAATTTAATACTTCACTACTTCCCGTAGAATATAAAGTATATGGAGGTTCAGTATTTGATTTAGGATAAGAATATTCAGATCCACTATTAAAATAAAGGAAATATTCATATCCATCAAAATTTTGAATTATACTTTGGATACTAGTAGTTAATTCAGCTTTACTCGCACTGTAAGTGGCACTATCTGTTGGTAAATCAACAATGGCATTACTTGAGGATTCAATTAATCCTGCTTTATAATAAAAATTTTCTAATCTTGTTAATGCAGAAGAAAAATATATAAAATTATTATAATCTGTATAATCAACACTTATATTAATTTCTTTTCTACTTAATATATTTTTTAATTGTTGATAAGAACTTGTTATATTACTTTGTAATAAGGTATCAAAGTTAAATTCTTGTCCTGATTCCCCGGTTTGTTGGGTGACTTTAATACTATAGTTAGGTCCTTGGATATATTGAAAATCATCAGGTTGAAAAACTATAGGTGGAAAAGTAATTTCGTATGCTTGTGATGTAGAAAGTTCTTCAACTACCCATAAAGTATCTTTTAAATCAAAGTTTGGGGGTAATGCTTCGTATAATTTAACTAGTACAGAAGGTTGTTTTTCAGTTTTAACATCTAACTGAATGTTATTGGCTATAACTTGTTGGTCTCCCCCAAAGTTGAGGAGGAAATCTACAAAATAAGGTTGTGTTTCTCTATATTCAATAAATTCATTACTTGAAGTAATAATAGTTTCAAAAGGGATTGCAGTACTTTTTAATCTAAGTTCTGTTCTATCACTACTAATTTCACTAATATAATAGTTTACAGTAATATCAGAACCTAATCTTTTTCTGTAAAAATTATAAGTGGAATAAAAAGTACCTTGATCATACCCTAAATCTTCTAAGTCATGAACCGGATCAATAAGTACATCACCATTTATTACTTTATAATTAAGTTGATTATATACTTTATTATCACTTAAATTAGGAAAAATTAAATTTTTATTCCCATCATAAGCATAATATTCAATATAATCTATAGATGAAGAAAAAGCAGTATCATACCTACTAGAAGATATTAAAAAATTATCTTGCTCTGTATATTGTTGATACTCAAATGTTGTTGGATCAACCTGGTTTATTATGATATTATTTTCTTCCATAATTAATTTCCTCCAGCATTACTAGTTGAATTAGGATTTGAAGGAGAGTTTGTTACTAAAGTTTGTGCTGTAGTACCTTGGTTTGAATTTAGGCCTCCTATATTATTCAATATATCTGCAAATTGTCCAGAATCTTCAAATGCGGTTTGATCAAATGAATCTAAATCTATATTTAATTTTTGTCCTGAAGCTAATTCAGCTTGGGCAATTTGAGATTCTAGTAATTCTCTTCTTAATTGGGTAATTTCTAATCTTAAAGCCTCTATTTCTTCTTGATTAGCTTGATAATCTATGTATTCAGCACTAGTTTGTATTAAGTACTGATGGGAATTAGAATTGCCATAAGCAGGAATTTCATAAAATAATTGATTATATAAATTAAAGAAATCAGTCACTGTAGGTGAAAGTTCTATTTGAGTATTAATAGAAGTAACTCCTAATTCATTAAATCTTGTATTAATGATTGTTGGATAAACAGTTTTATTATACCCCTTTTTCTTTAAATCTATTTTTCTTTCTTCCATAGCTTACTTTACCCATTAACTACTTTAAAGTAATAATTTTCATCTAATACTATAGTTTGACCTTGGATTTCAGTTTGTACTAAGATATTATAGTATCTTTCAGGTTCCAAGCCATTCATGTAAACTGTAAAGAAACTTCCTGTTTCATCACAGCTAATTTGTGTAAATTCTGTGTCAAAGTCTATTACATATTCATTTGTATCTAAATCTTTTATAGCATAATAAGATGATGAGGGTAAAGCATAATTAGTTGTGTATAATGAAGCAGTTTGAAATGTACGAACAGGAAATTCTGGTCTTACATTTAATCTAAACTTATTTATACTTTCACTATAGAATACCCCTTCATTATTATCTAGTGCTACAAATAAATCAGGTGTATCGATTACATTTAAACTTCCAGTTTCATAAGAATAATCTCTCCACTTTATTTCTAGTTGTGGGGGGTATATTGTGTTTGTATCTACAGAATAATAACTTAATTGAGGTGAAATTGCACTTTCAGTTACAAATTCTTTAGAATCTTCCCACTTTAATAAAAACCCATTATTAGAAATTTCAATTTGTCCAGCATTTATATCTTTAGATGAAGAATACCAAACTTTAAGTATATCTGTTACATTAACATCTAAATCTTTTTCACTTCTTAAGTTGAAAGATTGAGTTACTTTTAATGACCCAATATCAGTGTATCCCCCTGATCCAGTATACCAAACACCACCACCTGCATTATTACTTCCTGAAAATGATCCAGTTGTTAAGGGTACAAATCCAGCTGCAGGCCAAGGACTTGATCCAGAATAAGCTGAAAATCTCCAACTTACACCATTTTCACCTGCTACATTGTCTAAATACTGGCCTGATCCATTATTCCATGAACCTGATAAAGGGTAGATTTCTATATTAGAATTTACAATTACATTTGATGCTTTAGCAACAAATGCTTTTAAACTTCCTGACCATTCATTCCAAGATCCTGTTACTTTAGCAATTGAATCTATTGCGTTTTCAATTTCACTTTGATCAAATTGTATAATAGATCTAGCTACTCTAGCTACAGGATTAGATTGTGTTACATAATTGGCTATATCTAAAATAGGGTCTAACCCTGTGTTCATAGCTGGATAAGCACTATAGATTGAAGCATCTTGGGAAGGAAATAATTTGTATACTGCCATAATTATAAGTTTACTACTCTACCTTTAATATCAACATTAGGATATTTTAATTCAAAAATACTTGGATCTAATGATGGATAGATAGTTCCATTTTGATTAGCTCCATTCATATCATAAGCCCATTGTGAATAACCTGATGTTGTTCCTGCTATATTTGATATTAGTACTTTTTTTACTGTTTGTACACCATCTAAGGCATCTAATAATACATACAAATCAGGTACAATAATAGGTTGAGCTATTTGCCATTTATCTATATCAAAATAATTTTGAAGTGCTATTATACACCTTTCAATAACTTCATTATTATTATAATTAGGATAAGTAATAATTTCAAAATTAACTCTAAAATTAATTACATATGCATCTTTAATACTAATAGTATCACCAATCATTCTATATTGTTCTAAATATCTTTTAAGATTATTTTTTATAGTATCAGAAGCAGTTGTTAATTTATTATTTGAATTTTCAGTTAATACATAAAGATCTAAAGTTGTATTAGATGAAGTAGCATCTGGTTTTTGGGTAAATGCTTTAGAGATTTTACCATATTTAGAGGGCATACTTAAAGCTCTTACCAAATAATCATCTGCTGTTACGTTTCTTAATTGTGTAGAGAAGTTTGAAATTGAATTTTGTCTAATTTCTTCTATAGTGTCTCCATCTTTACCCCCGCTTGCAGCTCGTGCGTTATTCGCAGCTAAAGAATCAAACACATACTGTGCTGTGGTACTATTTAGTCCTCCTTTTAAAAACTTTATATTTGAAGTATTAACATTAGTAATAGTATTAGATAAAACATTAGATTGAACCCCTCCTCCTGTATAATATCTTACTGTTAAAGTAGTATTTGTAGGTGAAACTCCATAAGTATTTGTAAATATAAAATTGGTAGGTGAATAAGCTGCTGTTAATTTATTTTGTTCAAAAGGTAAACCTAACCCTACATTAGCTGGATTTGGGATAATATTTTCAGTAGTATCATTTGGGTTTCCAGATCCAAATTGTAATTGAAGTTTAGTAGAAGATAAAAATCTTGTTGAAAATCTATTTTGTACTAATTTGGTTTGTAATAAATAAGGTGCATCTGTGTTTTGAGAAGTTTGAGGACTATTAATATTAGTATTTTTTATACTATCATATACTAATTCTTGTCCTAAATAGTCTACTTCATACCATTTATTTCCATCTGAATCTGTTACATCTAAAATGCCTGCTATATTAGTATCATTAATTTCTAAAGTTAAAAATTCTTGAGGTGCACCTACTGAAAAAGTAACTGTGTTTATAGTCCCAGAAAATGAATTTCTAGTTTTCTTTAAAAGGAAATAGGTGGGGGCACCTGCTGATAACTGTGCTACAGATACTTCTGTAGGATCTAGTGAATTAGATACTGTAAAATCAATTGGTTCTTGAGTAGTGAAATTAACTATATTTCCTGCGGCTGTTGATACTTGAGTATTAGAAGGACAATATAGGGCATAATCATAATCTGGGACATAAACACTAGCAGATAAGGTAGCAGGAACTTGTTGATAAAAATCTAAAGTAGCTTCGGCTAATCCTGTAACTTTAGGTTTATATCCGTACATATAAGCCATATCATACAAGTTATCTGTTTGTCTGGCATATTGTAAAAAGTTTTCTTGGATTTGATTATCCATATAAAAGGATAAAACATCCCCAACATAGGCGGCCTGCTCCATAAACATCATACCTACAGAAGTGTTAGCAAAATCTGTATAGGTAGATGGGAAATAAGTTTGGGAATAATTAATAAGTTGATTTCTAAACTCATTAAAATCCTTATTTATGTAATTTATATTTCTTCTTACAGCCATTAGCTAAAGTTTAAGTTTATTTCATCTTCAATATTAGTATCTTCTATATAATAATATATAGATACTGTAATGGTATTATTATCTGGATCTCTAAGTACATCTAAATTTTGAAGATTTACAGATGGGAATTCTCTTTTAATTTTAGTTTGAATATCTTCTTGTAAAAATTCAATTGTATTATTAGAGATTTGTTCAAAGATAAATCTTCTTAATCCACCCCCAAAAGTAGGGTTACCTGGTCTTTCTCCAGGATTGGTTAAGAAATAATTAATTAGATTATATTTAATAGCTTCTTTAGTTGTATAATTTGAAGTAAAAACACCTCCTTCAGACATAGGTAAGTTTACACCTATACCTACTCTAGGTCTTAAATCATTAGGAAATTGTATTTGAGCTCCAAATGCCATAATTATTTAACTTGCATTAATCCCATAATTTGATCCATTGATACTTCTCCATCAGGTAATTTACCGTTAGGGGATGTAGTATCTGTAGTTGTAACCTGTAAAGGTATATTTGATGAATTAGCTTTTAAAGTACCATCTGCTCCTGGCATCATACCTCCTAGTACATTCATCATATTTTCTCTTAACTGAGCTTTATCAGCTTTAGGTAAGGGTTTTTGTACAACTGTTTCTTGTATGTTAGCTTTTGGTACACGTACCGCTTCAAGTAAAATATCTTTCATTTCTTCTTGAATTGCTTCTTTTACTGCTTCTTTTACTATTAATTTTAATTGACTTAATTTCATAGATAATTATATTTTGTTATAAATATTAGGTTAATTTGCTTTTAAATTATTTATTTGTATGTAAAATGCTAATTCATCAAGTAATATTTGGTCTTCAGCACTAAATGAAGGTTCTCCTCTTAATACTATAATGCCTCTCGAATCTTTTGCTATAGCTTGTCTTCTTGGTAATTCACCAACTTGAGCTTTATCAACAACTTCTACTGATAATGAGAATCCATTAACATTTTGTAATGTGCTATTACCTTGGGCTTCAGATTGACCTTGAAGCGCTAGTAACTCCCCATTAATTTCTTCCATATTTCCTACATTTTCACATCCTTCAATAAGTAAATCTATAGTTTTTAAATATCTTAAAATTATAATTAAACTTATAATTAAAAATATTAATGATATCAAAAGTTGTTTTTTTAATTCTTTATTAGTTTCTGAAAGTTGGTCTAATAATGCTGAAATTCTATCTAGTCTGGAGGTTACAGGATATGCTGCAAATTGTAAAGGTATAGGGATACCTGCTATTGTATTTGATAATGATTTAAAAACTGGGGATAAGTAAGCAAATAAAACTGCTAAAGCAGTATTTGCTATAATAATACCGTAAATATTATTTATTTGTCTTACTACAGAATTTCTTTTAGCTAAAATATCTTTTAATCTTTCATTACTAGGACATTGTTTTTGTAACTCATTTGCTTGTTCTTGTTTAGCAATCCCAAAATATAACATTAATTGAAAAGCTAAAGGTAAAAGTCTATTTTGAACTACGGTAGCAGGCTTTAATACTACATTTCTTAATTTAATTAAAAATTGCTCAGGAAAATTTAGGTATGGATCAACTTTTTCTAGTACAAACCTTGTAATTTCATTTTTAGCTTCTTCAGCAGCATATTCGCTTGCCGTAGTTAAATTTAAAATTCCGTGTATGTTTTGTTCTTGAGGAACCTCTCCATTTTGTTGAACAATAACTTGTATTGAAGGGGCATATTCTGCACCTTCTCCTGTTTCTCTTTGAGTATCAGTCTGTAAGGATTGAGTATTATCCTGGTAAAATACAAAAGGTTTAGCTTTTACAGATGCTAAACTAACATTTGGGATGGCATCAATAACAGGTAGTCCTATTGTAATTTCAAATTCTCCATTTTCATCAGTTTTAACACCAAATTTCCCATTAATATTTTCAACTTCAGAGTTTATAGGGGATGATAAATTTTCATCCCTTATTGCTCTAAATAAGGGTTTATCATTATTATCAAATAAAGGATCTTTAGTTACAGGATTTTCTCTTTGGGTAGCTGTAACGGGGAACAAACACAATTGAGGAAATACATCTATACCTTGTATAGGTTCTTTGGTTTGTTTATCATATATTCTTCCTTTAGTTCTAAAAATACCTATATAAGGTAAATATTTAGCTATTTCATTCCCGGCTTTTGTTCTGCCTTCGTCTAATTTTTCTCTCCTTCTTCTTTGTCTTTCTCTTTTTCTTTCTTCTGCGGTTAATTCTGATTTTTCTGTTTTGTCTACTTCTTCGGATTTTTTGACAGCCTCAGCAATTAGTTTAGGATCAATATCAGCTAGAGATTCTATAAGTTTATATCCTTCAGGAGTTTGAAGGAAGGTTTGAGCGGCTTTTAGTAAAACATCTGCTTCCATCTTATCCTACTTTTACTTTTTGAGATAACATATTTTGTAAATTATCTCTAAACTTTTGAACACTAGTAGAAGCCATGGTATAAGCAAACCCCGCAGCAATAGATAGACCTGCTTCTTTACTTAAAGCTTGTAATAAACCATCTAGATTATATAAAAAAGAATCCATTTGAGCTATAAAAGTAGTACCTAATATTACTGCTTCATCTGCATCTTTTTTTCCAATAGATATATTTCCTTCTGGGGTGAGTATATTTAAGTTTCCTTTTTTAGATCTTAATCCTAAATCTTCATTAGAATCTAAAATTATAGATTTTTGAGAAGATAATAAAATACTATCTGAAGTAGTATTAAATAATAATCTGTTTGAATTAAGAATAACTTGAGATTTATTATAAGAAGGAGGAGAAGGAGGGGTTTGTTTAATCATTCCTGAAAATGGGATAGTTGCTAATTCTCCTTCATTTTGAGTAGCTACTGCTACTTTAATAGGTATTTTTTGAGTTGAAGTTAAATATATAGATGATGGATCATTATTAATATCTTCTGTAATTGGCAGATATCCTGGAGTTGTTGAATTAGGCTGCCCATTTTTAAATATAAGAATAGGTGAACCTTCTTCCCCGGTAACAGACCAATTATTTTTAATTTCACCTTTACTTTTGGCTGTAGATCCTAATCTAATACTATTTCCAAATCTTCCCTCTAAAATTCTATCTCCCGCAAAGGGTAATATAGGATGAATATTTCCTTTTTCAGTAAAATTACCTCCTGATGTCCCATTAAGGTTTATACGAGTATTTGTTTTTTGAGTTTCTCTAGGAGAACCAGATTCTATTTCGGTATAGGATTTATTACTTTGTACAGGAATGTTATTAGAAACTGATAAGGGATCTGGATATGCGTTTTGTTCATTATCATTCCATAGTTTTAAATTAAGATAATAATAAGTAGGGTTTGAAGATATTCCTGGGTTATCGGGTGCAGGGCCTTGGAATATTAGTACATATTCATCTACTAAAGGATATTCTTTAATGTAAGGTAAAAGAGGTCTAGCACTTGAAAAAGTACTTTTATCTGTTTTATTACTAACACTAACTTTAATGTCTTGAAATTTAATAGAGCCTATTCCAAAATATTCTCCACTAGTTTCAAACATATCAGAGTCTGTGTTTAAGCAGACATCTCTAACTCTACCTATAATAATAGAATTAGATAATTGGGCTACAGCAGTAGCAGTATTAGTAAAATTTGCAAAATTGCTAATACCTTCTCTAAGTTGTGCTATTCCAGTTTTAGTGGGCATTACTTATTTTTATTTTTTTCTTTTTGAAAATTATTATTTAATTTATCTAATTCAGCCATTAATTCTTCTTTTTCAGCTTCGGTTATACCCAATGTATCTTCATTGTTAGAGTTATTAACCACACGTTGCACTATAGTTGCCATTTTAATTAATTGTTCATCGTTTCTAACGCCAATTTCCATATATTCTTTAATTAATGGAACAATTAAAGTGGCATCACCTATATCAGAAATTAAGGGTTTTAATTCAGATATTAAAGCAGTAATTTGTTTTTCTTTTTTTTTCTGATTGTCATAGATTTCACTTAATATATCAGAAAATTTTTTATCTTTGAATATAATATTATCTAAAGCTCCCATAATATTTTTGATTATAAATATGGATATAGAAAGGGGTTAGAATCTAGCGTAACCGTTTTCTAAATAGAATATATATTGAGATTTAAATATTTCGTGAAGTCTATCAGCTATTTTAGTAATTTTAGGAGTTTTTACATCAATTATTTCTCTAATATAAATGTAAAGAGCTTTTTTATTAAATACTTCTATTGTTTCTCTTTTTCTAAATAGTTCTAAAATTGCATCAGCTATTTGAGCATCATTTTTTTTAGGAAATAATTCGTAAATATTTTCTGTAACATGTTCAACAAATAAATCAATGTATTGCCCTAACTCATCTTTCTTAGAATCATCATTTATACCATAGGAATGATCAGATCCATCTTTTACTAATTCTTCAACTCCTACTTTCTGTATTTTTTTCTGGTAGTTTTTGTTATTATATAAAATAAGCCATCTTTTTACTATGGTACCAAAATATGAATAGGCTTTAGCTCCTCTTGTTGGATCAAATAAATGAATTTTTGATAATAAAAAGGTTATTATCTCATGTTGAAGATGTTCTAAGTTTTCAACTTCAGTATGATAAAATTTAAATGTATGGATTATATTTTGAGTTAGTTTAAAAAAGGCATAATGAATGTATCTTTCATATATTTTGCTTCTTTCTTCTTGTTGTTCAATAGGGTCTAAGCCATTATATAATACAATATAATCTTCGGTTTCTTGAGTAAAGTAATTTTTACTTTTCTTCTTTCTTTTTTTAATCATTGTTTTAATTAGTCAATTTTAAATCTAGATATACTTTTTTGTATAACCTTTATTTGACTAAAAAACCAACCAATTTCATCGTCACTTTTAAAAAAACCTTTTTCGTCTATTTGTTGTAACCTTTTATCTGCTATATCTACTTGTTTTGAAAATTCTTCTATAAATTGGGATTGGCGTATAATGATATCCTCTGTTTTTTCATTTTTACGCAATAGGTTGATGGTCGTATATCCTAAGATTACGACCAAAACACTTAAAACCCCAATTATAATTTCTAATATCATAAACTATCTAACATATTTTTTAACCCTTCACTTTTTATGGTATTAAGGGCTTTACTTTTTAAATTAGATTTTGACTTCAATGTAAAATTTTCTTTTGGCTTTTCCACGCTATTTTCTCCTTTTAATTTAGGTAACCATTCTCTTTCAAATTCAATACGAGCAGCCATTAAGTCCGCCTGGTGTAAAATAAAAGGGAGTGAAGTACGTGGTTTTTGCTCGGGCATAAAGGCAAATAGATATTTTTTATTTCCTTCATCATATAGACCATCATGTGTTTGGATTGCTAACATCTCGTTAAACGTATATTGAATACCATGAGATTGTAATAGAAATAAACCACGGTCTGGGACTGAGGCAAAAGGTACTTTAGTATTAAACATATAATCTTCACCTAATTTATCACGTCTCCACTGGTCAGTCTGGGGGATATAAGATTCATTTTCTTCATCCCCCATCTTTCCCAAATCATGATTAATAGCAGAGAAGACAAGTTCTTCCTGGGTAAAGGTAGACATGTCTGCTCCAAATCCTTCCCATGTTGCACTAAGTGATAGTGCTGCTTTTACAACTCTGTTTACATGTTCTACATAACCACCTGGAAAGGAATTGTGGTATTCTTTTTTATGAGCAGCAGGCATTAATATTATACGCTCCTCATATTTTTTATAAAATTCAATTAATTTTTCTTTTCTGGGGGATGAAATATATGTTTCAATATTTACTAAAAATTCTACCCAGTTATTTTGAATTTGTTCTGCTGTTAGTTTCATAACCTCTTTTTTTATTTTCTTTAAATTTTTCTGTAATAATACGAATTAATTCCCCAGTTGGATTATGGGCAATATGTTTTAATTTGGATTTCTGTGGAAAAGTCTTCACTATTGATGTTCGACTAGATCATTTAAATTTTCTAGTACTCCTTTTAGTTTAGTAATTTGATCAATATAAGTTTGTCTTGGCTCACCGGTATTAACTATTCTTGTTAACTCAGTTAAACCACTTTCTAGTTGTCCTAATTTCTTTTGTACTAATTCTTTATTTCTCATAATTTATTTATTATTTAAACAGGGTATCCCTTAACCCCCTTTATCACCCCTTTATCTTCCTCCCCTTTTCCATACAACCCGTATTTCCAAGGTACAAGGGAAAATTTACACATCCAAGGGATTTTCAAAATTTTCTTTAAGTTTTTTTATTTCTAATAATTTAGCACATTTTTCATATGCTTCTATTGATTCGAAGTATGCAATAGCTTTATTTAAAGTTGCGATTAATGGTTTAGAATTAAATTCCCATACAGCATCAATGTGGTCTTTTTTTGATAAATCTATAACGTTTATATAACTCCATGCCCTATTAAATACCGTAAAAGAAGATGCCTCTTTAGTCTGTTCAGCATTATAAGGAGCCTTTTCTCTTTCGAAAAATTTTTTTAGTTTTAAATGGAACACTTCATGGTTATAAATTAATTTAGTAAACATCCCTAACTTAGCTGTAGGGCTGTTTAAATAATCCTCATTAGCATTCACTAATTCTCTAACCTCTTCAGCATCATTATTATTACCAAATAATTGAAATATTCTATCTTTGTTTATCATCTTTTTCCTCCAAAATATTCTACTGCATGTCCCTCTTTTAATAAGATATCTTGCAATTTTGTTTCACCTAAAAATATAACACCTAAACACCTCCCATATTTTCCTACCCCTTGAGAATGTAATACAAATTGATTTTTATTTTCTTTAAGTAATTCTTTAACCCTAACTTTAGCAGCTAACCCTCTTTTTTTTTCTTCTAAATCTTTAGTACGAGATTCAGGGGTATTAATTCCTACTAATCTAATTCTGATGATTTTATGAGTATCAAACCCTAAATCTATCTGAGCATCGAGTGTATCTCCATCTACTACACGAATGCATTTAGCATTGTAAATATACATAATCTATTGTTTGATTATAAATATTTACTTTTCTAGTTGATTTAAAAATTTCTCTTTTTTAATTGCATCTTGCTTCTTTTTTCTTTTAAGAGATGAAGGTTTGATAAATTCTTTTCTCTTTTTTAATTCTTTGATAATTTGAGTATCTCGAAATTTATTTTTAAATCTTTTAAGAGCTTGATTTATATTTTCATTTTTTCCTATTTTAATTATTAGCATTGATTTGGGTTTCTAATTCTTTTAATTCGTTTTCTACATCACTTTGTATTTTTAGTAAGTGATTATATTCTGTAACTATATCTTTTTTATTAGGATTATCTGGATGGTAATTCCAAACTTCTTCCATTACTGTAGCTACAGACATTAAGTCATCTAATAAAGATGCTTTTTGCTGGTTTAATTGTTCTTGCTCGTTTAATTCTAATTGTGCCATCTTATTTAAATTTATTTCCAATTAAGTTAATTACTTCTTTTGCCTCTTCCAAATCAATCCAAAAGAATTCTTTACTATTATTTGCACGTTTGGATTTTAATTTGTGGTGTACTTCCCTTTCAACGGTTTCCCCATTAAAACATTTGTATGCCCATTCTACTTTATAAGGTAAAGCAACACCTGTAGCTGCAGATATCTGTTTTGCTCTTTCTTCAGGTAAATTTTTAGTATACCCTATTTTAAGTAAATTGGGCATTGTTGGGTTTGATAAAACATATACCCATTGGTCTCCTTCTCCTTGATCAGCATATAATCCATATTTTTTACCTGTATAATATGTTACATCTTCCCATCCATCCCCACGTTCACTAGGGGTTATAGTAAAAAATTCTGCATTTTCTAATCCTGTATTTCCATAATTTTCTTTTAATGGAACCAATTGTTTAGCTTCTTCTAGGGTAATTCTAGTTAAACTCATTCTACAATAATTTTAAATTCACTTTCTCTTACAACCCTTTCTCCTATATCATTATTAAAGGTAGTTTTAGTAAATACTTTAAGTGTATCTCCTACCATCTCATTATTCAAATAAAATTGTTGTCTAGGATTATAATTATATTTACTATAAGTCCCTAATAAAGTAGGAGCATAAGGACATTCCCAACAAAAATTCTTTTGAATTTGATACCCAGCAATGTTAAGTGGGGGTTGTATTTGGGCTATATCGGTTAAAGTATAATTAATATTATCTACAGGAACAGGGTTATTAAATCCCCCACCAGTAAACCACCCTAAAAATGAATAAGTAGGAACAGTAAAATTAATACTATCAAAAGCTACCCAATAATCAGAATCATATCCTACTTCAATTAATGGAACTTTATTTATAACATACTCAGGACTTAACTCACTTAATTCTCCTCTAATAGTAAAGTATTTAGGCCCATAAAACTCAATATGCCAATATCCATTATTATCTTGATAAGCATTAGGTTGAACCTGTTCATCAATAAAAAACTTTGCTTCACAATCCCCATTTATACAAGGATAGGAAGAAAGTTCCTCCTTACTACAACTAGCAAGGAGAAAACTTAATCCTAATATTAATAAAAACCTATTCATTATGCATTAACATATTGAAGTGCAACATCAAACATTTTGCTATTCAAATCCATATCTTGTTTGAAGTTTTTGATTTGTCTAGCTTTTCTAACTTTAGTACCTGCAATATATTCAAAATCACCTTCAATAATTTTTTCTTGTACCACATTAAAAATACTCCAAAGGTCATCACCTTTATCTTCATCTCTAACTGGAGTAACAAACTCATTCATATCAATAGTAATTCTATTTAATTCCTCTTCTGGGAATCGAACTGCAAGCATATCTTTAGCAAAATCAATAATTGCTTCTTGAGATAATTTAGTGTTGATCATTTTGTTCATTGATTCAACAGTCAATGGTAATTTTTCTACCATTTCATTAATTTGCTTTTGAAGTTCATCAAAATCATAACCCATGTGTCTGATTGAAACTTTCTCAAACTCATTAGTTGAAATTACTAAACCATTTTCACAAACCATTCTAAACAAACCAGCAGTAAAAGTAAATGCATTTTTACCATCATGGCTATTAGTTAAGAGAATTTGTGGAAAAACAGTATCATCATTTTGACCATTGATAACAACATCAGGATTTCTAAACACAACTAAGTGTTTTTGATAACCAACATTTTTTCTAGCTTTAACCTCTTTAGCATCAACTACACCCCAACCTAGAACTTCCATATCCTTGATCAATCGATCAGTTGGAATGTGGGAATACTTATCTGAAACATCAGCTGAAGGTTTAGCTGTAAAAATACTTGGAGCAATTTCTTTTAACTCATTTAAACTTTTGAACTCGGAATTTTGAAGATCTAACATAACTTTAATTTTTAAATTTTTGTAATTATTAATATGTGGTAAATATACGAAAGGAAGCCTGGGTAGCCAAGCTTCCTGTGCATTACTTTTTATTTTTTTACTAATAAACTTGGTGAAACTGTATACTGAGTAAACATATCATCAGATGAAACTACTTTAATATTTTTACTATTAATTTTAGTAATTCTAAATGATTTACTAGGATCCATTTTTCTATGGTTAATACCTACAATATCCCCTATTTTAAATGATGATTTAACGTCATAGTTAATTTCTGACTTTCTAATTGCATACGCATTTTGGATTTGAGAAAGTTCTGATTTATCTGCATTTTTAATGAATGCTAACACTTGATTTAAATTTGACATAACCTTTATTTGTAATTATTAATATGCCGTAAATATACGACCCTTTTCCTGGGTAGCCAAATGGATACACAGGAGAAGTTAAAAGAAAGTAAAAGTTTTTCCTTTAATGGAATATTTTTTAAATCTTAATGTATAGTCTTCTGTAAAAGCAATAGGTAAATCTTTATTAATAATATCTCCCATTATACCATCATTTCTAAGTGGGTCTACTATATCTCCATCTTCTAAAGTAAAATGTAAAAATTCTTCTAACCAATTATATTTTGGGTTTGTAGCAATAGTTTTATGATGTTTAGTTAATTCAGGCCACCTTTGTTTAAATATAGATTTAGATGTACTTAAAAGTTTAAAAGGAGAAAAATCTAATCTAATATCAACAGCATATTTTATTTTTTGGTAATTATCTAAATACCATTGAGCACTTTTTCTATTTAAAATATAGGCATGGGCTGCAAATTGATCAGGATGAAGGGGTATACCATAGTAAATATCTCCTTTAATATGATCTTCTACATGGATATTATCTACACATTTTCCAATAAAACAACACCCCCAATTTTCAATACTATCTAAATCTTTTCTAAATTGTTCAAAATCAAAATTATGAATATATTTAGTATATTTAATATCATCTTCTAAAAACATAGCAACTTCTTTACCCGAATCTAAAAATTGTTTCCATGCTTTTTGGTGAGATAAAGCACAACACAAAACTCCCTTAGTTAACCAACCATTAGGATCAAAAAAACCTTCATCTAATATATTTGTATCTAAATCATATTCTTTATTATCTATAGAATCGATTATAGTATAATTTACTTTTAAATTATTGTGTAATAAATGGTGAACTCTTTTTCTTCTTGTAGTATGTCTTTTTAGAGATATGACATAGATCCCATCCATATTTAAATTCATAACTAAATTTTACAATATTTCTTTAATATAAATTTCCTCCTCTACTAGCTAAAGCATTAAATAATTCCTCCCCTGCAGTTATTTCAAAATTTTCTACATCAAGAGTAATACCACTAAATATAGAATCAACCCCCCAAGTACTTACTATTTCATTAATTTGATTATGGGTTTTTCCTAACTCTAAATTATAATCATAAGTTAAATTTTCAGTATAAGAAGTTATAATATTATTATCTCTACTAAAATTATCTAACCAGATATGAGCTTGAGTAATTTGATTCTTTATATCTTCATCTACCCAAGTTTCATCCCATAATTCAACATCTGCTTCTTCATTTCTATCTGCTAAAATAATTCTATCAATATGAAATCCAATATCATGATACATAAATTCTCTCCAAGTTGAACTATTATGTAAAATTAATCTTTCAGCTAAACATTTTAACTTCCAGCTTAATGTATAATCGTTTCTTCGTATGGTAATTACCTTATCAAATTTAGGCATCAATTCAGCTAAAAATTGTTCTTCAGTTCTATTACCAGGCAATTTATGGGTTTTAACATTATGAGTCATAATAGTATTATCAGGAACGTTATTTGGAAAAATATAAGGACGTTCACGATCAATTTCATGTTGGTTATGTTGATGATCATCAGCAACCTTCACAGCAACATACTTTTTTTTAGAAAAAATTAAGGACATAGGATCCTCAATAAACGTATACCCTAAATCTTTAGCAAAAGCTTCAGCGATTTGTTGTGCCTCACAAAATTGATATGTTAAAAACAAAATTTTCATAATGTTATTTTATTATAAATATGACACTTATTTTTATCCTCTCCGAAAAGTCTCTCTCTTACAATCTTTAATTTATCTATCCGTATATACTATCCATATAAAAAATGTTTAAAAATGGGTTGGCTAAGTAAAAATATCTAATTATATTATAGACATGAATAATGTGATAGAACTAAAGGCGGATAACCTTGTAGATTTTTTAGGAAGTGAAAACCTTATAGCAGTATTTTCTTCAGATAGTTGTAATGCATGTAAGAATTTAAAACCTTATTTGTATGATCTTGATGAAAAATATACGGTTGTAATTGTAGATGCCGTTAGACACGTGCGAAGCTCTAAACTTATGGCGGGTGGGATACAATACTATCCTACTATAGGTTTATTTAATAGAGGGTATTTTATTAAGGAATTATCACAATTTGATATAATTGAACAAAAACTAGATTAATGGAATTAATGTATTTTATCTCAGGTGTATTAGTAACAGGTACTATATATGCCGTAGTATTATTAAGAAAAAACCAATCACATTATCACGATGCGCTGGCTCGACTACAATCATACCAGAATATCTCCTCTATGAGATTATCAGATATAAAAGAAGAGATTAATGATATTGGGATGTTGATAAGAGATGTAGAATCTAAAATGGAAAAAGACCAATATGCTTCGGTTTCTGAATTAAATAAAAAGATTGATGAGATAGGGGAATTGGCTACGAAAACTAATTTTAAATTAGGGGAAGCCAATAAGGTTTTTAATAAAAATATTACGGATATAAGTAGTGAGATGCAACAATTAAAAAATAATGTAAAAGCTTTGGGTCAAGATCCGAACTTTTTACAAAGATATAGTTAATTTTAAATTTTATATATGAAAAAGTGGTTATTTTTAAGTGTTTTATTTTTATTCTCTTGTGAAAAAGAGTATATTGACCTTCCCGATGGAATTGGGAATATGGGTGATCCAATTGGGATTGAAAAGGAACAACCTTTTACTCTCCCAACAAATGGATTAGTTGCATGGTATCCTTTTAATGGAAATGCAAACGATGAAAGTTCTAATAATAATAATGGTATTATAACAGATGCTGTACTATCAACAGATAGGCATGAAAATTCAAATTCATCTTATTATTTTACAAATCATGAAGATATAGAATCAACTCCTAATGATGATGGTTATTATAATTCAAGAATT